TGGTACTGTTCGCTGAGTTATATTACGTACCAGGTACCATATTACAGGCAGAAGATAGGGTACACAGGGTAGGGCAGACCAAGACCTGTGATATACGATATATCATAGGTGAAGGCTCACTGGACGACTACCTCTTTAAGATGCTCTATAGTAAATTGGAGACATTGGATACGGTACTGGATGGTCGTACGGATAGAAAGTTTAAAGGTGAAGAAATATATCTTAATATGCAATAATATGATTGTTATACAATGCTCCTTGACGCTCGTTCATTAACATGTACTCTAACGACTTAATTTTCGTCAGCAAGCTCTCAATAATGTGTTCCATTTGCATGATCCGTTGTTCTTTTTCATGCATAGGATTTGTCTCGCGAAATCGTTTATTCGAAGAGTATTCTTCCTCGCGTTTGCGTTTGACGATAGTTTCTTTCAAACGCTTGCGTGCTATGTGGTCTTCTTCTGATTTGCGCTTCATTGTAGACATTCGATGCCTTTTATACGCCTGGTATCCAATTAGACGCCAAACTAAAGGCAATGGAGGACGCGTTGCCTTCTTTGATATTAAATTCGTGGATGATATAATTACGCACAAAGGAACTGACTGGTATACTAGTGCAGGTGTCCGTGTATGCATTCACCAGGACAATAATTAACTGTTCAACGCTTCGAATTCCCGCTTCTAGAATCTTTCGTTCACACGATGGTCCCAACCACTTGACTGCTTGCAACGGTGTGCTGTATGGTGTGTATGCTGATCCGTTTATTTTATGGAGACCAATACGTTGCAGAATACTTGCCAAGGCAATAGCGTCTGGTAACGCGGTATGTTGGTTAACAATATCCCGTTGAAACAGATGCATATGCAAATCTCGCAATGAATAGGATGGTAACTTTGGAAGTACTTTTCTTGCGTAAATCAGCGAATCAAAAAAGAACCAGTTTAACGGCATTTTAATCCCATGTCGTTTGGTTTCAATTTCGAGCATTGGTTTGTCGGCACGAAATGCATTATGTGCGATAAGTATCGCCCGGTGGCCTACAAAGTTAAGAACTTGCAACCATGCTTTTTTGAAAGGCAGTGCGTGTCTTTCAGTCAAGTACTCGTCCGTCACTTCTTTGAATTCTGATGTAAAAGGTTTTGGTATTGTATCTACATCTGGACGTATGGATATTTCAAGCGTTTTCCCTGTGTGGATATGCACGATACCAATGTCCCAGATGTAGCACTCTTTTAAATTAGTGGTATGTCCGACATATTCTAAATCGAATGTATATGCACTTGTGCCGATATGATGTATGTTTGTTCCCATTATAAGTTATTAAAGCGTGTATATATATACTAATATTGACACAAAATGGATCGCAAGCCGGGGAAAAGGCCAAAGAAAAACAAATTAGACGTCAAGGCGCTTGAGAAAGAATGTGGCGAGGAAAAAGTCGACATTCCTCCGTACCATTTAGTAAATGTGGTGAGCACCTTCTGGTTGGGTGTATCGGAATTGGATTTGAAAAAACTAGCGCAACGTCATCGTTTCTTTGAATTCAATCCTCAAACATTTGCCGCGTCTACCATGCGTCTTAAGAATCCACAAACCACGTGCTTAGCATTTGCGAGTGGTAATATGGTGGTTACTGGCGCGCGTAACGAAATGGAGTCACGACTGGCTGCGCGTAAATATTGTCGTATTATGCAAAACATCAAGGTGCCTTGTATGTTCAAGTCGTTTCGTATTCAGAATATTGTGGCCTCTGTGAACGTGGGGTTCAATATAAAATTACAAGACATGGCGAATGATTTCGGGCCATATACTACATACGATGCTGACTTGTTTCCTGGTTTGATATTCCGATGCATTGAACCAAAGGTAGTCTTCTTGATATTCCGTAGTGGAAAAATTGTCATCACAGGTGCCAGAGAACGTGCACAAATAACATGGACGTACAATACTTTGTACAAGTCGATTATCAGGAAGTATCAGGATGTCGACGGGTCTACTTCCTCCTCTAGTACATACCGTAATCAAATACGAGAACAAAGGCGACGAGAAGGTGCCGAGTATTAATCAACATGTTCATGAGGTAATGAATAGTACTTCATGACTTGATACTGATGTTCTCGACGTGCCTGGTAAGAGCATACACCAAATAAAAACCAACATAAGATACATGCAGATACTACTATTTTTACATCCAACCAGCTGGTTTGCCACCATAATAACTCTTCTACCGTATCAAATAACGCACGAACAATAGGAAACATCATACGTATACCCGCTGCTTTCACACACAAGTTAAACTCTCCCAACTGCGCGCGTAATGTATTATTTCTACAAGTAGGTGAATCTAAGAATATTTTAGCTTGAGTAAATTCAGTCGCACGTACTATGTAATGATTATAGTAGTTATTAAATATCGTCAACGTCCAGCAGGCGGATAGACAAGTAAGTATACTTGACAAGTATGCGACAATTGGTTTCATTTGAATACGAATGATTCGTATTTATACGTCTGGAAACTCTGGCATGACAACATTCAAATCCGCATCGTATTCCGGTATGTCTGCCATCTTGTCTGCCATTTGTGTGCTTTGATTTCGGTTTTCAAGGTACGCAACAAGCATATTGCGTCCTAGTTCCGCACGAATACCATACTTGGTGTCGGTATTGTAGGCGATTAATTCTACCATACAGCGTACTGGCGTGTTGCGGTAAAAACCATTCTTTGAAGACAATTCGTCCGTCACGTCCACAATTTCACCATGGCGTTTCATCCAGACAGTTGGCCGGTTAACGGTCATGACGCCTCCAAACCGTTTTTGATACTTGGTGGAAAAGGTTAACATGTCCACATCTTCGCCATCCGTATCAAACGTTTTAAACATCGATAGTGACGCATCAGATTTGAAAATGTCTTTCGCAGTGCGTGTCTCGTCTTTTTTCTTCGCCTTCTTTTCAGCAGTTAATTTCCACTTTTTCCAAGCGTCCTTGTCTTCCCACCCTGCTTCAAGCATTTCATCCGTTTTAGCACGTAACCATTTGAAAAATTCCGAAGCACGTTTCTGCTCATGTGGCATGCGTTCCGTTAAACGCTCGCTTAACTTTTCTTCCAAGCAAATATTGAATTTTGCATCGTGTTCAGTCTTGCCGAACTTACCGATGTCACCGCTTGGTCCCAAGTCTGCAAACACCACAGACACAAACGGCGTGGTGACTGACGTACGTTTATCGCCTAGCATTGGTACCTTATTGTTAAGGTAATCCCACCCCACAGTGACATCAAACGTTTTATCGTCAAATGCATCCGGAAGCCAGAATTTTTTAGTCGATTGCGTGATACGTGCACGCTTCGCATCTGGTTGTTCGCTCATTGTGTCTGAAATTTGATTCTGGATATTTTTACGAATAGTTGATTGCATTTTGTGCCAAGTATAATAGTGTACTGTGTTTTGTGGACTATAAAACATGAATGATGGTAGTAGTAAGATGCCGATATTTCGACACGGGAACTCAGTTATTAATTTACCGGAAGGTATGTCGTACATCACAGTGGCCGGTAAATATACCGCCGAGTGGCGACTCTGCCAACCACTCGTTTTAGGCAGGAAATACAAGGTGTCATGTGTACAAGGCAAACTAGTCGTCGAAGAGCATAATGACGACTCTAAAACATCCTAGATTTTATTCTTTAATCGATCAAGGCATACAAGAGCCTCCTCAAAAGAGCGACGAGTGGTTTAAACGGAGAAAAGGTAAACTAAGTGGTTCAAAATTATCAAATTTCTTATTCATTCAAAACCAAGCGGAGCGTGTTAAATTTTACGAACAAGTATTCGAAGGACGCAAGCGTGATGAATTTACTGCTGTGCAACGTGGCTACATGGAATGGGGTGTTCAAAACGAAGACCGAGCGATGTTCGTTTTCTTGAATTTCATGCCACGTTTACTGGCTTTTGAAGCACCAATGGTACAGCATACTGAAGTGAAATGCCTCGCAGCATCACCAGATGGCTTTTATGAAATACGTAATAATGATGAAATAATCGATACAGGCGTTATCGAGATAAAGTGTGGTGGTAAAACGAAAAAGGCCTACGATAAGGTGAAGGATTACTACGTACCACAAATGTATCTCGAGATGGCCTGTAGTGGAAAGCGTAATGCTATCTTCATATCATGGGGCTTGGACTACACGCGTGCTTGGCGTATTGAATGGAGTCAAGCATTCTGGACCACGCTAAGTAATATGATCAACACCTTTCTACGCACTAAAAACTCTGATTGGGAAGAATATTCCAAGGCGAAATTCTTCTTGAAACGTGAATGCACACGCGTGGTGGACAGCGCAGTACCATTGCATCCTGGTAAAGGATGGCCATCATCGATCTAAACCACATTCGTTAATGATTTTCCATCCTAAGGTATACACTGGATCTTCATCTGTCTGTGTACCTACTGTACGTGTTTGTACATTAATGTAAGTCATTATAGTCTTATATTGGAATAAACCTATGTATGGATTATTAGTAAAATGCTTGATACATTCACGAGCACTCATTATACCGATTATCATGTACTTAACTACTCCACTCTCATTCTTTTGACAGCATTACCAACACTGCTTATAGTATAATTAGAAACGCAGACGAAGTTGTTTTGTCTTCTTGCTTTTTTTTACCGCACTTCCACCTTTTACCACACGAAATGCTAGAAACGTTTTGATCGCGTCATCAATAGGAAGATATTCTGTAACTTTAACTATAGCGTCTATGGGCAAGCGTTCAAACCCATTCGATGCGGGGGTTCCATTATAAAATATAGTACGTCTCGAATATTCGTCGAATGTTATTATAAAAGTCCATCTATCGTTAATCTTTAGATTCACAGTAATGATTCCTTCTTCAACGGTACCACTCGGCCTAAATTTGTTGACATATTTTGATCTTGCGATCTCAACAAGACTGGCCATCCTCTCATAACGACTAAAATAAATACTGTCTCTATCAACACGACATCGATACATATTACCGGGAGATACCTTATTACTTGTTGTGAATACCTGTAATGGGTTCCATTCGGTTTGGTTCGTTGAAACACTACCAGCATTATTACTTGTTGTGAATACCTGTAATGGGTTCCATTGGGCTTGGTTCGTTAAAATAAACCCCCTTGTTGCATCACTTGTTGCATTATCCACCGATACAGCTACGAACGTGTCATCGTTATAAGCCATTAAATGTATTACAGAGTCTAACGCATCTCCCCCTTCAATTGGAAGAAAATACATATTGTCGGGGCTGTGGTCGGTCTTCTCACAAACCATAACATTGTTTATTAATTTTTCGACATTCCAAACCATGAAACCAATACCTACTTGACTCTCCCAATAATCACTATACTTCGAATAAGCAACAGCCAAGTAACGGTTTGCTCGAAGACCGGAATGGTTTGCACGAAGACCGGGATATGGGGAAAAGGTAGCCGATTTGAAAAGGTACCGTACCATACGCGGAAGTAAATCTTTCGTGTGGAGCTTAAACAACCTATGGGCCGTGATGTGTGTACCCTCTTCTTCTTTTTTATTTCTCCAGGCCCATCCATAAAAAAATAGTGTTGTGTCACTGTTTCTTCGAAGTATTAACCAACCCATGGCATGTATGCCAACTTCTTCCTGTGCTTGTGTACATTCTTGATTAGTCACAACCAATCCTTGTTGCTGAGCGAAAACATGACCCTTCGCATTAAAGTGTTTATGTAAGCCTTCATCTTCATCAGACTGAAATTTCCAGATCGCGAAACCACGGTATGTGGTATAAACGATAAACTGACTATCAGGAGTAAACGATAGTTCTAATATTTCGCTACGATAATAACCGTCTGCTGTATACTTTTGCGCCCATGTATTAGTATCCAATATTTGTATACTTGCTCTCCCCTCAACAGTGCGAAGCCAATAGGCCATATATTCGTTGTCAGGTGAAAACGTTATGGACCGTAACGACATCGTACCAAAAATGATCTCTTTGCGCTTTTGATCTGTTGTATTTATTACGATTAGTTTAGTCCCCTCCTCGCTTACTCCTCTTACTGCAACAAACATACCATTTGGGGACACAGTATGTTCTCCCCCTACCAATCCTTCCAGTACATACTGTTTTTCATCAAAGTCTATCAAGTTCATATATATTTACTACTGTTACACGTATATATATGTAAATTTTATAGTTTTTTTGGTAGTTACTCCACTCTCATTCTTTTTGCACGAGCTTGTAATTCGATTGCATCCCAGTCGCCTTCGTACTCGTCCACGTGTTCGACCTCCTGGTTTCCTTTTCTTTCCATAGACTGAATAATAGCATCTGGATATTTCATAGGCGTTTCAATGCATGGTACCAATTCTTCGAGTAGCACGTTACTGTACTCTGTGAAATGTTCCACCTTATCCATTGAAATTCGTTGACTATGCGCAAAGCATCCAATACGATCCAAGTCGTGCTTAATGATAGACGCTTGGAATTTTTCCTTATCCAACCGTTCTTTGCGTCCGGCAATGGCCATTGATTCATCCGTCTTGTACAATGGATTGAACATCGTAATTTCCTTTTGATGACATGGCGTCATGTACATAACATCAAATACCGAAGCATACTGGATAACACCAAATTTACGACGTGGACAGCCTAATAGAATCTTTTTCTCACGTGTGTACCGATGCATTAGTTTCTTGATAGCACGTTGGATTGGTGTTGAATAATCTCCTTTGCGTATAGCATCAAACAGCTGAATATTAAAGAGCGTGTCTGGCAGTTGTTCTACCATTGCATCCATCGACTGTTTAGCCTTCTCTTTGTCTGGCTCTGGTAACCCATCGTTAAATGTTCGTGTTGTTACATAATGACGTTCCACCATAGGATGGACATCCATGGACGTGTCTTGTAAGTTTTTCAATATGGCTTTAATATTATGATCCGAGACACGTCCAGTGTGGATTGGCATTCGCTGTTGTATCATAGTACGTAACTTCTTACCCGTTTTAGTCACTCGGATATAATTGTAATCCTCAGTAGTCGTATCCCCTTCTTGTTGTTTCTGATACTTACACCCAGTTGCACGCCATATATCATAAATGGCTTTTTTCACCTTGTATTCCGATGGATTGTACACCTCGGAAGATAATAAGGTAAAGGTGAAAATCGCAATTTCTTCAGTGCAATATAATAGTGGTTCAATATCAAGCAAGGTCATTGGATCAAAACGTTTCCCAGCGTGTTTACCGCCTTCGTAATTATATAGAAGATCCAACGCGTACACAATAGTGAAGATACGACACATTGCATCATATCTTTCCTTAAATCTGGTCGTCATGTCTACGTTTTCACCGCGTAGATGTTTCATCAGTTCTGTGTAAATGGTATCCGGCACTTTCAACGTTGGAGACTTGATAATACCACAGAAGATCATCTTAAAGACCATGCATACTTGGAAATGTTCCATGTGGAAATGTTCCAAGGCCTCGCGTAGCAGTGGTCCGCCGAATTCTGCCCATTCAGCTTCGCCACGCATACATTCCGAGATACTTTTGTTTTTCCGTTGCGTGTTTTCAAATTCACCAAAATGAAAGCGTGTACGCATAGCCTGTGAGCATTGTGATGGATCATCGTTCGTGGCACCCATTAAGACACCGATGCATTGTGAAACCGTTTCACGATTCGTGCGAGTACCCGTTTCATCATCATAGACATACGTTTTACATTTCACCGTCATGCTAGTCAGTTTCTCCTTCATACCTTGTTCAAGATTTGGATCCACGCTCTTATGTTTCAGGAACAAACCTGGTGGTGCTTCATGAAAAACAATAATCGTATCATTGCGGTCACCGTCAATCGCATCTGCACGTGTCGTCTGATAGGTAAGTTCCTGCACAGTATCTTGTATTGACATTTGTTTCATTTTTTCAAACAAGTACGATTTCGACGTAGCACCTTCCCCTGTAAATATTAAATTCACGTGCAAGTCCATGCTTTGATAGTATGCGTCGTATTTGCTATGCTGTAGCAACATTAATGTTGGATGAACCGTGGCCACGTGTAAGTGGTCATCAAAGAAATTCATTTTCCACGCGGCAGAGTTTAAGAAAACAGAGCCATTCGGATCCGTCTTACGACGTACACAGCAGCGATTTTTATCACGTATATTGTGATACCATGCTAGAATTTTCTTCATTGGTGCTGACACATCGGCGTCTTCGTCATTAATAATGCTCTGTACGAATTCTTTCATCATCAACTGTTGAAGTTCACCACGCTCATATTCAGAGCTTAATAATTCCGTCTTGTACTTGATATGGTCCAGCTTATCAAAGCCATGCTTGCCACATAATAAGGTTTTCATGTCAGGATCGTTTTGCGTGTCCGTTATAACATCAGTAAACCATTGGTTTGAAATCACACTCGTTGTAAAGAGTGGATGACTCCTATAGAACAGATCAATACCTTCCGTTCCATATACTGGTTCTTCGTCGGCATACATCTGCATAACATTGAAAAACTTTAGACATATGTCTTTCAAACCTTCTTCGTTACCAACGTATTCACCGTTGACCACAATTTCCTTGCCTTTCCATACTTCTTCTGTAAATTGAAAAACACCGTCTTGCAGTGTTTTTTCACGCATGATATCAAGTAAGGAACGTTCATCGATTTTCTTGTACATGTGTACATGATCTGGTATTTTAATCCGATACACTTCCCCATCATGGTATTCTTTCATGGATGGTAAGGCCACAGCGTTGAAAAAATACGATGGTAGGTACAGCTTGTTTTCAAATAATCTGCGTAAAGAGATGGCGCCTGGTGTTGTTGACAAGACTAAATTCTCGCATGGAAACCGGTAACAGACACCGTCATGATATCCAGTGGTCTGTGATGTTCTGAAGTTTGAATGCGAAAAGCCAGGACTTTCAACACTGAACACATTCGTTGGATTGCATTCATGCCCTTCGTAATGAAACTTAGCCACTGCTGTGGTGTAATGAGACATACAGTCTACTGAACCCATATAGGTACCACAGTACTTCATCCATGTATGAGTGGTCTCACATCGTTTATGCTGTTCGTAGCTTTCAAATTTCTTAATTTTTTTCTTTTGATGTGCCTCCATCATTTCACGTACAATGTTAGCTGCCTGTACTTTCGAACGATTCGAGAAGAAAAAGATGCGGACACCCACTGGTGTGTCGGTATCGTTTAACACAGTTTCCACAAAGGTAACGCAGTTGTTATCTCGTTTATCGTCACCGCTAGACGACATACGTGTGATCATATCAATGAAGAAAGTGAATACTTCTTGAAACGCTGTCGATGTTGGTTCCTTTCGAAAATCACAGAAGGACGTAGCACCTGGTCTTAGGTACTTGTATGGTAGTGTAAAAACCAACGGTTGCCAGTCATTTTTTACTACAGGTTCTTGAATTTCGATACGTTTTCTGCAAGAAAAAGGATCTAAACTCCACGTTCTGCCCTCGTGGAACTTCTTACAAGCGCGTAATAGGTTTTTACTCATTTTTAAGATACAATAATGGCTATTATATACGTTACATTTTTAGTCGGTAACCCCGCTTTTTATTTTTTGGTTTGGATGGGGCCTGTCCTTGGGGTGGCCTTTTTTTTGTGGGTGGCCTTTTCTCATTGTCTGATTCGATTTCTTGGGGATCACTATCTGTTGCTGACTCATAGAATTCTTGACCATCACTATATGTTTCGTCGTCATATTTGTACTTGTACCTGGGCTCGAACCTATCATCGGAATACTTTACGCCTGATATCTTCCACTTATCGTCGTCTTCGTACACGTAGTCGAACCAATCGACTGTTTTCTTTTCAATCGTCACTGCTGTTTTATATGCAATAGCCTTCAAGTAAAGGTGAGTCAAGCTAGGGGTATCGAACTCATGTGCTTGGAATGTCACGTAGTCTCTGTTTTCTATGGATTTAGTTATTGTATTGTCGCCTTTATTTACTACTTTGCCTCGTACAATAATAGGATAATTATAATCCTCAAATCGTAGTTCTTTAAATTCTACTGGCTCTTTAGGGTCATGTGGCCAAGTTATTCTTATCATACTCTGTACTTTACCGTTTGAGTCTATTCGTAGTTGTTCAAATATACGTGGTTCGTCTTCATGCACACTATTGGTAGCGCTTTCATCAAAAGTTACTATCAGATCCTGAGCCATCAGAGATGGCATAAGAATACCTATAGGCTCTGTACTCATAATACTACAGAATATCTCGCTATATATACTCGGTCAATCAGAATTCAATGTCATGCTAGCATGGAGATATCAAGGAACGTAGTCCATTATATCCGCCTGTAGCCGAATACTAGTGTAGTAGGTTTGCTGTGTTCATATATTTTCGAAAAATCGTGTTTTTTTTTCTCTCAAAAAATTTTTTTTTTTTCGAGCGGCCCTGTCTGAAAAAAAAAAATTTTTAAAACACAAAAAAAAACACGATTTTTCGAAAATATATGAACACAGCAGACCTGCTACACTAGTATTTGACTACAGGCGGATATAAAGGACTACGTTCCTTGCTATCTCCATGCTAGAATTTCAGACCGGGTGGTTTACTTTTAGATAGAGTGTCTAAACTAGCTCTCTGGGTATTGTTAATATATTTTTCAAATGTAAAGTTTACATTATAATCTTTTCCTGTACTAATATTATCTTCCTGTTGTCCTCTAAATGCTATTCTAAACCGTATATATTCTTCATTATTAATAGTATATCCATTTAAGAGAAACGCTCTATTGTAGCAGTGGAACGCCCGATCAGCGTTACGTGATAAAATCTGTACTTTCCCAGTGGGTGCAAACATGTTCTTTTTATTAATATAATGCAATAAAGCTTTCATCGTGTATGCGACAGATCGAGTACACATGTTGGGTATATTACGCATAGTAATCCATACTATTTCAATTGTATGACTTTCAAGAGTAAATTTAATGTAAACATTTCTCCCCATAGACCTATCCATGAATATGGTCTTTTCTCCTTCTTTAATGGAAAGTAATCTTGCATCTGCCATTTTGTCTATATGAAGAGATACACGAATTAAATACGACCTATCATCTTCTTTAAAAGAATATAATTCCTGTTCTTCTAAGTCTTTTTCATCTAAATACGTTTTTTCGAGTTTTTTCTTCTTTTGAATCTCTGCAATATCTACCAAGGTGGGTAACTTGTCTATTTTCTGTTCAATAGATTCAATTTTTCTTCTTTTCCCTTTTTTTAATAGTTCATCTTCCAATGGCCTCTTTGCCATTTTATTATACGGCATCGTCATATATACTATAAATAGACCATTCTGTGTGAGAAATGAGCGTCACAGTCTTTACCGAATATGAACAACTATCCGATATGAATAACAAACAAGGTATGATGCTTCGCATTAAAGCACCTGACTTGAAACATAAGCCTGAACCACGTAGTGTCTGTATAGTGTTGGGTGTGTCCTCGTCGACCATGTTTGTGATACCAGCTATGCGCGAGTTATTAAACTACCTGACAGACAATGACAAGGTATGTGTCATCCAATGCACGGGGGAATTAATGTTTGATTGGAGAGAATGTACTTTAAACTACAAGAATCAGATACTTGACCGTTTGGCTCTACGTGGATACGGTGGTTTGAATAACATATCAGGTAGTCTCTGTAAAGCAGTTGAGAAGTTATCTGAGACTGCACAAGACGGATTAATATTCATGTTAAGCAATGGTCGTCCGACGAGCGGTTTGCTGGACACATCACGTATTAACGAACTTGTGTCAAGCGTATGTGCATATCCAATACATACGATTGCCGTTGGAAATTACAAAGAAGACCTCATACAAGGGGTGTCTAATATGACCGATGGCAAGCATACGAACTATACGGATGAAATACATACGTATTACACTGAAATACTGGGCGCCACGTATACACTTGCCTACCAGAATATGCGCCTAGAATTATGTTCGACAGAGATTCATTTCCATAACAAGGATGGCGAACCAGTGGTGGATATTGAATTAGGAGATATCTATGCGAATGAAGTCAAGGATGTGAAGGTACATGCATTGTTTGTAAAGCGCAAGAGTGAGTATACTATAAACTACGTGTTAACAGGTATGGATATAATGGAGAACAAGACGTTTGGTTTAACGGATAAGATCCATGTGGTACGCGGCGATGACCAGACACGTTCAACCATGTTTGATACCGACTACATACCTACTCCGATTCCGTTTTTTTGAATTTGTCGTACGCTATGTATGATAAGGCATTTTCATAACTATAATAGTAATATCTAGTCTGTTATGATGATTCGTAATTTAGCACTACAACGCCTCAGGGGTGTTATTAATGGTACGGAAATCCAAATCAGAGCCGTAGAACAAGCAGCGTTTGAAGAAGGTGATAATTATTGTCGCGTAATTCGTGGAATACTAAACGGATTAAACTTGGAGGAGGCTATCAGGCAATGTAAGGTGGAAATCATCCACGAGGAAGTGTTATCCGACGACGAAGACCAATACGTGGTAAAAGGCAGTATTACCTGTCCAAAATGCAAAGGACGTCGTGTCCGTTTCATTGAGAAGCAGACACGTTCAACGGATGAATCTCAAACCTTGTTTAACAAATGTGTCGACTGCAAGTTCCGTTGGAAATTCTAAAGTTCTTCAAACATGCTTTTCATATCCTTCCTAATAGCCGACCAGTCGATCGTATAATTCTCAATACGTATTAAGATGTACAGGCGTATGATGAGTAACATGAGAGACGCATGTAGTACTTTTAAACATCCTAATCCTACCGGTATACAGTACTTAAATTGATAATGCGTCCATGCTAAGCAGAGTAGAAAGACAAGTACCCATATGAACTCTTCAATCATTAGAACTTAACCCCTTGTATTAATAGTGGCTTACGGAGTGCTCCCTTGGTACCTATAGATAACTCTGAACTTTCCCACACTCTTAATCTGATGACAAGGTCGTTTTGGAATGGACTATGAACCCAGTTTTGTTGTGTGTGCACATTAAAATATCTTCGAAATGTGTTTACTATTAAAGGTTGCGTATTTTCATCTGGATCTTGTTCTTCGTACTCGTAAAACGTATTTATTTGACCTACTAAAATGTATAAATCATTATGAAATACCGTGCGTTTCATAACTAACCGTAGAAATTGAATCATCTCTTCACCATAGGCCGCCTGTCGATCAATAATTGGTCCAGTGATTATCCATAAAAAAATATCAGGCGGTAAATTTTCAACCCACCGGCCATTGTAACTTGGTCTTAGATTGAGTTCTGCCTTGAAAACATAAGATCGCCCGTCAAGTACCTTCTTGAGAACTAAATCACTCGTAAACCCCATTTTTTCACAATTAGGATACTGATCGAAAAATAACATTTTAATGCCGTGTTCAAAGTTTGCAGAGGCTGCCATCTCTACTACCAATCATTAGTAATATATACCATAATTTGCCTATTATAGTATTCTAACAGCTTTGGCGTACGATGCGTAGGTATTGATTGCACAGGCATTGACGCCTCGTTCTAAGCGGAAATAGCCGTCTTCACCCCAGTCTGTACCCCATGAATTCTTAATAATCCAATATTGTGGAGTGTATCCGACAACAAGCACTGCATGGTCAACGCTATTTCCACATTGATGTTTATGAATAATACCCCCATGGTAGACATCAAATATATGCGACGATGAATCAATGCCAACGGGTATTGGGCCGTAGGTATAGACATTATGTGCTAGGCGTTTCTCAACATCTACACCCCATTCAATGCTTTCTGTATTGTACGATAGGACCTGTACAGCAGGTGACGCTACCATGAATGGACACCTGGCATTTTTCCGTTGAAAAGGATCTGTTGAAGCCAATGCTATTGGTTTGCGGCGCGTCGTTTGAAACACGTCTTCCATAAGGCCACCGTCACAACCACTGCTCTTATAAATAAACTTTTTTGAACAGTCTAACGCCTCTTGAATGGATAAGGCTTCTAAATGCCCGGTTTCCTGCCGATACCAGTATTCTAAGTTCCCTACGGCAGCAATGGCATAGCACCCACCACATCCGCCCTGTCTAACAGGGGATGTAACATGCGTGGGACGCCAGTCAAGGCTGGATGGTATGGATGTGATACGGTGTGTATGTTGCGAGGATACTGAGCGCTCGTACTTTAAACGGCGTTTGGTACGCTGCTGGTCAGAAAAGTTATGCAGTTGTAACTGTAGATTAGGGTGCCTATCAAGCTCGTTATACTTTGGCAACAACGTATGGTAGGCATGCAATGCTTGATTATAAGTATACGATTTACCATACTTGTCTATATACGTGTGAAACCAAGCAGGAAAGGTGAGTAAGAATAAGAGAAGCATATAATAAAAGTAGAGATATATGTATAGTCTAATAAGACGTTAGTAGTAGATTGTATAATTTATTAGGTGTCACGCCGGATGGATTGACATTTAGTATTCGGTTGATATGCTGCAGGGCACATACCATTAACTGGCTGCAAAAGTATGTATCGTAGACTCGTTGACTTTTTCTCAAGGGAAGATAGTAGGTTAACGCACCAAGGTAATCGTAGTCTTTATTACATTGGTCAAACAAAAAGCGTACGAGTTTCTTTTCTTCGGATAGATTCATATCTAGCGGCAAAGTGGAGTATTCTGTCTGGTTGGGCATCCTGTGAAAAGCATTTACGTCCTGGTCTTTTAAGAGTCTGTAATTGCACGCATCGCCCCATACCACATAGAAACATAGATTGACATTGTTTGCATCCATTTTGCTTAATTCATTCCGCAAGTTAATGTGTCCACCAGTATGATTTACCGTTTCTAATAATTGGTCTACTGGCCACGACACGATAAATTCACTGTGACAGTAAGAACCGCCGGTCAGTTTCGCCACAAATTTATTAAACCAATGATCAAACAGCCCAACAGGCCGTGCAAACGATGCCTGAATCATAGTTACTATGCCTCTGTATATATAGTATAATTAACTACTGCACGAAGTACACTCTACTGTGAACTGTATTGCGTCTGCCTTTGGTCGTGTCCGCAAGTAATATTGGCCTGTTTTCAAGCCTGATTTCCAAGCAAAAAACTGCATGCTAGATACGTTGGCCATGTTTGGTGATTCCAAGTACAAGTTCATGGACTGTGATTGGTCAACAAATGGCCCACGACTTGCACTTTGTTGAATAACATGCCGCATGGACAGTTCCCATACTGTCTTGTAGATCCGCTTAATATTATCACTGAGCGTTGTATTCTGAACAGAGCCTCTGTCTTTAATAATTTGCGCGATTAATTCTGGTGTCCATTCTCCCGTCTTGCGGCATATGCTTTCTAAATACTTGTTAATCACAATGAATTCACCAGACAATACCCGCCGTACATACAAGTTAGACGTACGTGGTTCAAAGGATTCTGTGTTTCCCATGATTTGTGCAGTGGATGCTGTCGGCATACATGCAATAAGCAATGAGTTTCTGGCACCGTATTGCATGGCGTCTCTGCGTAAGGATTCCCAATCCCTGGAAGCTGGTAACCCCCACAAATCAAATTGAAACTTACCTTGCGACAATGGTGAACCTTGAAACGATGAATATGCCCCGTCTACCTTGGCTAATTCGATGCTTTCCTTCATGGCGCCGTAATAAATGGTTTCAGAGATCAACGCAGACAAGTTATTCGCTTGGTCGGAATCAAATGGTATGCCCATCATCTGATACACATCATGCAAGCCTTGAATTCCAATACCAATCGGTCGATGTTTGAAATTAGAAGTCTGTGTTTCATTTACTGGATACGTGGTCTTATCAATGGTCTTGTTCAAATTACGGCATACTAACTGCGCCACGCGTTCCAATTGGTTAAAATTAAACCCATTCTTCCCAACGAATTTATTTAAACAGATAGAAGCCAAGGTGCATACGCTAATTTCTTCTCTACTTGTGTATTCCACGATTTCCGCACACAAATTACTGCTTTTAATAACACCCAAGTTCTGCTGGTTACTTTTTGAATTGCATGCATCCTTGTAACAGATGTACGGAGTACCTGTTTCGATTTGCGTACGAATGATTTGTGACCACAAGTCCCGTGCTTTCATTTGCTTGACAGCTTTGCCGTCTTGTACAGCACGTATATAGTATGCATAAAAGGTATCCCCCCATGTGTCTTGTAATTCTGGTACTTGTGTTGGACAGAACAAATACCAGTCATCGTCTTGTTCCACGGCTTTCATAAAGGCATCTGGTACCCACAAGGCATAGAATAGGTCACGTGCCTTGTCTTCGTCGTTGCCTGTATTGGTTTTTAACTGCAAGACACTTTCAATGTCTGCATGCCATGGTTCAATGTATATTGCAAACGAGCCTTTGCGTTTTCCACCCCCTTGGTCGACATACCGAGCGGTATTATTAAACACACGTAAACATGGTACTAATCCATTTGAATATCCATTAGTGCCTTTGATAGGTGTACCCTTTGCGCGTATGTTAGACACGCTTAACCCAATGCCCCCTGCCGCCTTACTAATCAACGCCGTGGTTTTTAGAGTGTCAAAAATGCCCTCGATGCTATCGTCTTGCATTTGCATTAGGAAACACGATGCCAATTGATGTTGCTTCATGCCTGCGTGAAACAAGGTAGGTGATGCATGCGTGTAATACTTGTCGCGTAGCATTTGGTAGGTTTCAATGGTAGAGTCCACTGTATCGCATAAAAACACCGCTACACGCATGAGCATGTACTGTGGCCTTTCAACCGTGTTGCCTTGAATATCTCTCAACAAATAGGACCGTATGAGCGTGCGTACACCAATGATATCATACGTAAAGTCGCTTTCACTATCAATGTGTTGCGAGTAATCATATGCACGTATCTTTTTCAAAAACCCATCCGAGAGTAAGTACGTAACGTCCATCATGGCATCATAGAATGAATTCTTGGTAGCTGCATACAGTCGAGTCATTTCCATTCTACCAGCCAGCATTGCATAATCATACGACTCGGTAGACAACGCAGCGGTTGTCTCTGCTGCATGGCGCAACATTTCATCCGAGGTCATCTTCATTGGTACACCGTCTTTAATCTTACTAGCCAATGAAGGTATATTAACATGCAATAACCTTGGATGTATACGAGTAACATTACTTATAAAATCATTCATTTTACGTTCAGAAAAAGTTTCTTCAAATCCACCTCGTTTCAAAATATTCATGGTAGTATGTAACACAGTAATTTAAATACTCAATCTTTCAAATTATCTTATCCACTTACAACAGATATTCGCCTAGATTTTAAACAAACTCTATAAATACCCTGTACAGACTAAGAAATGCTGGGATACTTGGCATATTGTTACTTTGTAATCGGCTTTGTCGTTTCTTTTCCAGCCATTGCTACGCAGTTTGTATTTATGGAAAAGATATCCGCATCCCCCGTGGAAATGACTATCGCATATGGGCTCATCGCCATCCCATGGTGCATTAAGCCACTATACGGGTACATATCTGACAGATACACCATGTTCGACTGGGGCAAACGTAGGCCATACATAGCATATTCTGGATTAATTGCCTCGTATATGTATGTTATAGCGGGTGTACATTTAAACAACATGATGAACATGGTATCGATACTCACCATTACCTCCATGTTAATTTGCATCGTAGATGTATGTGCGGATAGCATCACCGTGGAGCTTGTACGAGATGAAGAACACAAGGGTGTCATCCAGTCAAACAACTGGATAGCACGGGCAAGTGGTACATTATGTGGTGCTATATTTGGCGGCATGGCATACCAATCATATAGCGCGGACACCGTGTTTAAAATTACGGCTATTGTACCATTCATCATGTCTATAGTTATCTGGAAATTGCCAAAGAGCGAAACAATAAAGGACAACTTATGTTCACGTCTAGTGGACAACTTTCTCGAACAACGTACGCTTGCATACACATTGCTAATGATCACGGTTGCGCCAAACTATACAACTTGTTATACATATTTCTTAAAACAAGAATTAGGCTACACTCCTGTTGACTTTACGTATTTAAATTTGAGCTCAAGCATATCGTTTCTACTAGGTATCATCACCTACCGGGCATATTTCATACGTTATGATATGAAACGCCTGTTATTAACGGCTGTTATACTTGCCACGATGTGTCGTATTGCACAGCTACTCATCGTGTGGAAAGTAAGCTCATCCTTTGCACTTATCCTGATGGATGGCATCGCGGATTCTTTCTGCGGGCAGTTGATCATTATGCCGCTCATAATATACACTGCACAACAGTGTAAAGCAGGAGTAGAAGGTGCCCTCTTCGCACTGATGATGAGTATATCAAACATATCTAGCGTCTTGGGCGATGAACTGGGGGCCTTTGTCGCCTACCTTTTTAATGTCAGTGAGGATAACTTTGATAACCTAGGTATTATGATCGTAGGATGCATTATACTTGAGATTTCCATACAGGTACATGCTATTCATATTATGTTCAAGGTAAAGAGTAACCCTACATACAATCCTACTGAATTAGAAATGATAGATGTTAATATTTAAACTCGTTGTCGTTTAGTAGGACTGTACATTGGACTAGTCGGACTATACATTGGAGATGCCGGACTATACATTGGAGATGCCGGACTGTATGCGCCTGTTGGACTATACATTGGAGATGCAGGACTATACATAGGACTACATGGCGATGGTGGTGCTTGAGGATCATATTGTGGACTAGGTGGTGCCTGAGGATCATACTGAGGACTAGGTGGTGCCTGCGGATCATATTGCGGTGATGCTGGACGCAATGGTTGATAAAACATAGGCTTTGGCGCTTCATTCCACCATTCACCTTCTGTAACGCTACTGTCTTGTACAGTCGCCCATGGATTCTCCCATGTATCAAATGGATCCCATCCGTTACTCGTTTCCTGTGGCATAGGCAAAGCATCTTGTATCATAACTTCGTCGTCGATTAAATCGATATCGCGATTAGTACCAATATTAGGCGTTGCGCCTATTAAAATACGTTCAGAGATGCCTTGCAATTCGTCGGTTTCATTTAAACACGCCGCCTGGTTAAAAATATCTACCACCTCTTCAAAGGTGGCCCGTTTTAATGGTGACTCATCCACCACCTTGATACCATGCCTGGTTAATGGTGTCATGATGCCTGCATGTGTCATCCAATCCACGAGTAATAAGATATGCCTAACATTGACATACAAGCCGTAAAATCCCAAGATGTTGCGTATTTCACTCAAGAGCGTTAGACGACCCGCTTCGATACCTAGATACTTGACGACTGCCGTGACATCATTGGTGGTAATTTTATTCAAATGAACCCCTAGGTCCCACAAGGTGCTTAATGAAGTCAAGGAAGTGACAATGCCTGTACCACGTACAACCGTCACATCCTCTGCACCTGGTATACCAGACACAGTTAGCTTACGCAGTGTCTGTTCATACAATATGCCAATATCATCGATACCATGCACATGGAATATAGGATGTGGTCCTTCAGTATAGGCACAAAATAACCGATGTTCAGTGAACAGCCTCTTCAATGCCTTTACATCATACCAATTTTCAATATTTAACACAAGCGTCTCACCCGTCGGTGCCACATAGTCTTCGTCAGGAAACAGCATGAAATATTCCATCGCTGGCGTTTTCTTCACACAGTAAGAACGCACGATATCTTCTAGACGCACATGCTTTAATTTATTCACCACTTGGTTCGTGTCTTCTGTGGTGAACGTAGTCACTGGTGTTTGTATATGTTGTATACAGTTGATAAGCTCCATTAAGCGTGGAATACCAAGCGTTACATTCTTCGCACTATTCCCTGCATGATGAAACGTATTCAAAGTCATTTGTGTACAAGGTTCACCAATGCTTTGCGCAGCAACTGCTCCAACGGCTTCCCCTGCTGAAATCCTTATTGTTTCCAACTTACGCCTAATATCGAAGAATATCTTAGTCAACTGATCATCTGTAATCTTACGCTCGTACATCCTATACGAATTCATTTTGTAACGAAAGAGTATCTTCAACATCTTATTATCCACTTCTTTAATAAACGCGTCCACCCTCCAGAAAATATCCACTTGTTCCAGGCGTATACCACCTATTTTGTAAATCGTTTGCACGGTTGAAATAATTCTATCCACCGGTATTGGCAACATGTAATGGTTAGTATCGCGATGTACTGGATCTTTCCACTTGTTCAAGGCGCCCAAGTACTCTTGGTTTTCAGTGAGCTCCAAATACTCTTCGTATGGTATCTTATCCGTATCAAAATCCACAGGCTCAATGCATTGTTTTTCAATGCACATAGCATCAAATCCATCGTCCCCATACAAAAACTGTATGACACTACCATCTGCATGACGGATACTACCATCCGAGCGTGCAACTGCATTTTCTAATGCCTTGACAAATTTACGTTGAATGTACCCCGATGTAGCGGTTTTTATAGCGGTATCTATCACCCCTTCACGTCCAGATATTGCATGAAAGAACACTTCCCATGGTTTTAAACCTTCTACATATGAATGGTCAATAAAGCCTTTTTCCCTTGGTCCATATACTCCACGCTTGAAATGTGGCAAGGTACGATCTGTCCATGTATTTGGTATGCGTCCACCCTCCAAATTTTGCTGTCCAACGACTGCTAGAATTTGTGAAATGTTTGTCGCACTGCCTTTCGCGCCAGATGAAACCATGCAATAAAGCTGGTTACTTTGGTCCAATGGTTCTTGTACTTTAACACCCACCGAATCGCGACAGGCATTCAAACGTCCGTTAATCGCACTCTCATTACTTAAATTCTCAACGTCTTTGTAAGCACGTTGACACTCGTCATGGATATAGGCATTGTGTTCCTTGGAGCATATCATGTCGGATATACTCACGGAAAACCCACGGATAGACAAGTACATGTGAACCACTAGCTGCAAGCGGTTAATGAATAGCACAGTTTCATCAGGTCCACAATCATTGTATATCACATGAATTAACGAACCATGTGACGTGCCCAGTACCTTCTTAGTCATTTGCCCGTACAATAGTTTACCCGCTACTATCTTCACCCCATGCCCTTCCCAGTTCACCACAGGCAACGTCATGGATATTAACTCGTGGCCAGTATACAACTCTTTTTGCTCCACGGTACCCATCCAACCAGGCATATTATAGACACAACGGAAGAAATTCACACGTGATATCTTCACGTCGCCGGTGAGTAAATAGGCACCTAGTAAGGCATCTTGTATGATACCCATCACTGGACGGTTACTCTGTGGTGAGACTATCTGGTATTTGACGCTCATGATATGCCTGGCTTCCGCCTGCGCTTGGACCGTTTGTAAGGCATGCAAATTCATTTCATCCCCATCAAAATCGGCATTGTACGGCGTGGTACAGGATAGATTCATACGAAAAGTAGAACCTTTCATGACCCGCACAATATGCGCCATGATACCCATTTTATGCAAGGTAGGTTGTCTGTTAAACAGAACAATATCACCATCTAACAGCTTACGTTCAACCGTCCATCCAACATCCAATGTAATGGTATAACGGCTTACAAATGAAAGGTCAACACGAGAACCTGTTGGACGAATCACGAAACGAATACTAGTCTCGTCAGCATGTAACATCTCTTGTAAGGTTTTTTTATTCCAAGCAGTTACTTTAACAGGTATTGTTAACGTCTCAGCAACAGACTCTGGAACACCAACTTCACCAACGCTTAAAAAATCATCGCCAGTGATTACTGACCGCGCGGTAAAATCGCATCGTTTGCCCATCAAGTTGCCACGAATTCTACCTTCTTTGCCTTTTAATTGACCAGACAATGAACTATACTCGCGCTTATTGCCTTGTCGTTTTTGATTCGGTAATTTAGTATGATCAATGTACCCAGTGATAGCCAGTTGCAATGCCATACGTGCTTCTTCAAGTACATGCCGTGGCCTGTTTTGATCCATTAGTGTTTTCATATTATGACTATGGCGAAGTATCTGTAGCAGGCGATATGTCAAGTCATCTTCACCACGTACTTGATTGCCCATCATGATTGGTGGACGCACGGATGGTGGTGGTACTGGTAAACATTGCAGTATCATATCCTTTGGATGTGATAACCCCATATCTTCGACATGGTAGTCACTTAATTTGGACAAATGCTCGTGCACTTCATCAATTGGATATATTTGGTGGTTTTTTAAAATCGCCTGTTTACCCTTGGACCAGGTATAGGACGACTGTTTTGAATAACATGTAGGACACTTGGTATATACATGTTGGCTATAGTAACTTAACATACGCACGCGAGATGGATACTCCATGCTACGTATGAGCAGTTCGCCACATTCAAAACAGATACATTTCAGCCATTGAATCACTTGGCGTATCCACGAGACGTGGTAGGCCATTACAGACAGCTCAATATGACCAAAATGGCCACTGCATTTGCGTTCTTTACAGGTCACGCAAATAGAATTGTCCAATGGCCCCATCCGTGGATCACGAACGCCTTGTAAAATAAATTTTCCATCCTCAATTGTCCGTTTAAAAGATGACACTTCACAAACAGATTGTTTACGTATGGCAGAAGCGCTTAAAACAGTAAAAGATACATTTTTAATATCATGCATGGTTATTTTATGTACTAGTTTACTTTTTATAGAGGTACTTTAATAAGGCGACTCCCAGGTCGTTATCTGTACGGCCCAACTTGACGGCATGATCAATAGCGGACCCTCCACCAGTATCGTATGAAGCATCCCCATACTTCATGAGTATTCCCAACATCTTCATATCATGTTTCCTCACAGCCTCCACCAACGCACTATGGCCACAACTATTCGTAATATAGGATATCATTAAGCATTTACTGGTCATCATTGCCGCCATTGGTGCTATGATTAAATACAAATGGTAGGTGACAGGTACACCGTTAATTTCATTCAAAATAGCACTCACCAAATCATGGTTGCCCATCTTTACCGCTAAATGCAATGGTGTGTCTCCATTTCCATCCTGGTAAAATATGCCATCTTTCAGCAACTTGACACAGTCAATACCCATTGTCACTGCATAATGCAACGGTGTCATTTTTGATCGATCTGCACACCCTGCTGACACGCGTGGAGCACTTAACACCATTTTACAAATCGTTTCATCATGTACGGCGTAATGCAACGGATATTTGCCCGATTGGTCAGGTATGTTAAACGGTACGTTAGAATCCAATGCCTGTTGAATTAAATCTGCATTCCCCGACTTGACGACAAACACAGCAGCTGGTAACCCTTCAACGGTCATATTTGGCGTCATTGGCTTGTAACGTAGCTCTTGTTCCGTTAAACTGACCGACGGTGTTTGGCCCATATGGATAGTATTCGCATGCTATTTATACTTTTATTTTAAGCGGTTTGCTTAACGGATAGAGCCGTAGGAATTCATCTTTGAAAACAGAGGCCACTGATGGATCATCAAATATCATACAGTTTTCAATGTTCTTGGTAGCGGATGATGTCATGTTGAACGACCCGTTAGAAACCCATACACATTCTTTGTCCTTATTCAACCCTACTAAAAATTTGTGGTGCATTAAACTACGAGCACGTCCACGTCCAGCACCTAACGTGTTTATTGGACTCACACCATTCAATGGACGCAGCTGCTTATAACGTTCTTGCGTAGTACGTACCTGTGTTATCTTATCCCGAGTACAGATAATAGACACGCCTTCTTTCAATGACAACGCGGACATAATACGACGGTTTGTAAACCACGCGCTGCAGCCAATGACATAGCGTGTGTCGCTTTTACTAATTCTACGTACCAATGCACCAACTATCGTCTCACTATCGAAATAAATTCGCATATTATTCACTTTGGAGTGGTATTTACGCCCCGACAGATAGTCATTTAGGTTTATTTTCACCATTTACTTGCAAAAAGATCACATTTATAGTAGTATATAAATAATTATCGATTGTTCTAATGGCAACCTGTCGTATTTGTTTGGAAGGTGGAAATTTAATACGGCCATGTATGTGCAACGACATCGGTCATTTCCATCAGGAATGCTTGCAAAAATGGGTAGATACCTCTGGCAATGAGAAGTGTGAAATATGTACAGCAGAATTTCACAATACCTATAGTTACTATTTCGACCTACATGATTATTGCAAGCGTTTAATGTTCATTATACCGTCATCATCGTTTGAAAAGAAGCTGATAGTAGCGTCTATACCATCCATTATGTTAATCAACATCTGCACACTAATGTCAGTGGTATTCAAGCTGACAGACATTGTAGAAATTAACTCTATCGCATTATTGTCAACATCTATTGTATTGTGGCCGTCTGTCGCATTGCAATTAATACGACGAGACTTGCCGTTCTTCGTACTAAACGTCGTTATGGTATGGAAGAGCGGTTACACCTTTCTAGTGTGTGTATCATGCATTATATTCCTTTCCTACGCGGATGACGACTGCTTTAGAGGGTGCATTGCCCTATATGTTTCTGAAGGGTGCTCTGACGTTTGTCCAATCTATGAAGAGTATTCGGTCACCAAAGAAGAAATACTTATCTCCATGCAAAACGACCTAATACAATTCGTTATCGTGTTTGTATTAAGAGCCATCGTGATATTCACGCAAAAAAGAAAGAAGCGTGTGTTCATATCAATAAGCGAAGTGTAGCTGATTTAACTGTTTTAGCTGATGTACCTACTGTGTTGACATTAATCGCTTTCACTGTTTCCTGGCGCGTGGCGAAGTAGTATATAGACATCCCTATGTAAACAAAACATAACACAATGGAATTATATAACCATATCCTGTTTACATCATAGCGTTCTGTACATATTTTATGACATCCCCAATACCATACATGATGATATTTCGGTATTTCTATCTCTTGCGACCCCGCGGAGCGGGCCACCGATAACAAGTCCATATCATATGTTTTGTAATCGGACCAATCCGTTAAGTTGCCACCGTTGATATTCGTTTCAACAAATGAGTTAAACACGCAGTCCTGCTTAGTATCTATCAACGGGCCAAAATACTCGTACCGTTTAATGGGGTTACCGTTCAACGTAATATCGCTACAGCCTACTCGTATTCCCGATAAGCCCATATCGTAAAAGAGTCCCAAGTGGTAGAGACGATAAAAGAATGTGAAGAATTGACAAAAGGCAAATGCGATAAGAAACCACCCTGTTGTTTTATGTTTATCAAATTCAATCTTAATTTCATTGTTACATATTTTTATAGGTTTATCGCTCTTCGTTCGAAAAGCCAATGCGATAAAGAAAGTTAATAATAATATACATGATTCTCCAAATGTCACCAACCATGGAATGTTTGTCGAATCAGGATACAATGCTGGATACAATATGATAGTTGTAAGTAATCCGCCGAATCCCACCGCGGAAATAATCATAAATATCAACGATATCATATACAAACAATACGTATATTTATATATATTTATAAATCTCTTTCCGGTGACTTTGACACCCAACGTTTTCGCCGTGGTTTGTCCGGTACTGGTAATTTGACATCATTAAATTTTTTACCTTGCGTATAGCGTATAACTGCCACCCCTTCACGCGTATTAAATTTAACACCTGGTGGACAGTTCATTACTTTGAATGCGCATAGTGCCATGTTCTCACCGTACAAATGAGTGGTCAGCATTTCACAGAATCGTTCAGGTGTCACATATTCCTCGTCCACTTTCAAACTGTAAATATTCTGCGCCGATTCAAAACGATACTTCATTATTACACAGCAGCGTATTTTATACCTTTTTTCTCACGCTTCTTTTCCAACACGCGGTGGTGGCAACTGTAACACGATACCGGCTCAGACGTCTGTAACTCGATTTCCTTTCCACAATTTGCACAGAAATAACTTACACTTATTCCACTTGACAAACGATCGACGGAGTGTTTTCGTTTTCTAGGCGGAGGTGCCGGCTGCTTTTCGCTGGTTATTGCGTTTTCGAACTTATAAAGCTTTAACACGTTCATTGTGACTATGAATCGACGCGAATTTATATTCCAGCACTTGGAGTGCGTAAATCCTAAGAAATCAGACAGCCTTTACATCATAGGACGCACAAAAGAGAATCAAAGTATCGCCTGCGTAGTAAAAGACGTCCGGCCGCATGTCTGCATACAGGCAGATACCAACGCCTCTGATTTCGAAATGGCGTTAAACCGTCGCTTGCATTGGCTACGCTTGTCTTCCAAAGCCATACGTGAACATGGTGATACCACACGGAAAACCGTCACCAACGTTTTAAAAGGTATGGAGGTCGTTGAACACGTGGCACATGTTGAAGAAATCCACGCACAAGATATTATGCAGTACCACGAAGACGGGCCACTGCGCTTTTTCAAAATAACCGTTGATTCAAAGTACTACATGTATGATTTGAAATCCATTTTGACCAATCAAAAGCGAGAAGTCATCTACCGCCAATATTATGAAGAGGAAGAGGAAAGGGACACCTACACATTGCCGAAAGTATTGGACGACATGGCCTTGTGCATGTGCCTGAAACTTGAACGCGTGGGACTCAATCGAGCATATACCATTTACAACGATCAAGTCGATTTCATGATGCAATACTTTATTGACAATGATATCTACTCGTGCTCGTGGATTAAGGTAACAGGAGACATCAGCGATGAACGTAAGACATCGTGTGACATTGAAATTGATGTCATCCATTTGACACCAACCACCATCGAAGACATGGCGCCGTGGAAAATATTAACATATGACATTGAATCCTTACCACCACCAATACCTAACAGGCCTGGTAAATATGCGTTTCCAACAGCTGATAAGGATGCAGTGATAACCATTGGCGCGACCTTGCAAAATGGTAAGGATTATGAACAACACGTGTGGATATTACGTCAAAATGGCGATATCGTCGAGTCATTGCCAGATATTCATGATGGTGAATACATGGCACATGATACGATTGTCCGGAATTTTCATGACGAGGAAAAGATGCTATGCGATTTCTTTTCTTTTTGCATCGAACGCGATGTGGATATGATACAGGGGCATAACATCAACAGGTTTGATAACAAGTATATGCTGGAACGGTACCATGCGCTATGTGGTGAGTATCCTATCTGGGGCAGATTTGTGGACGAGGTTTCATTCATCGAGGAACGAACATTCACATCATCACAGAAGGGAACTCATATTCAATACCGACTTCATTTACCTGGACGTATCATGCTCGACTCGTTTGATATTATGAAAGACCAACATAATGAGTCATCCTACAAACTGGATTCATTGGCTGCCAAGTACCTTGGTACCAAGAAGGTTGATATGAACTATTCCGATATACATCCGAAATACCAGACATTCAGCGGCCGAGTTGAACTTGCTGTCTATTGTGTGAAAGACGCGTGGCTCGTTTATAAACTGATGGACAAGCTTTGTAAATTGTACGTCATCCTTCAAATGGCCAAGGTCACCGGGATAAGTATGAAGGATGTCATGAATAGGGGACAAGGTATACGAACCATAGCACTTATGTTGCGGTTTGCCAAAGATCGAGTACCACAGCTGATGCTACCTAGGTTTCAACATAAAAAGAGTAGTCAGACAGGTTATATAATACGCGATGGGCTCTTGGAGACTACTGAAAACGAGGTAAACAGTAGCTATCAAGGGGCACATGTTTTGGCGCCATTGACTGGCTTTTATAATAAGCATGTCATATCATGCCTTGACTTTGCCTCGTTATATCCTTCTATCATGATCTGCATGAACATGTCATTCGAGACATTGTGTTACCGAAAGAAGATTGAAGACATGCAATGGACGCAAGGCAAAGAGGTGCGTACAGTGCCAGACTATGTATACGAAGACGAATTAACGACAACGATCAATTTAGACAATCCGTCGTTTGTCACCAAAGATGTCCGGCGTGGTTTGTTACCGGAGATATTGGAAACTGTACTACAGGAACGTAAACGCGTCAAGAAAATGATGAAGAAAGAAGTACCACATTCTACTATGTACAAGGTATACGATGGTCGACAACTGGGTCTTAAAGTCGTGGCGAATAGCATTTACGGATTTACTGGTGCAGAGCATGGTATATTGCCGTGCAAAGCGATTGCGCATTCAGTCACCAAGTATGGCCGTGGCATGATATTACGTGCTAAATCCAAGATAGAAAACCATCCGGTATGGGGCGAGATGGGTTGTGTGTGTATATATGGCGATACGGACTCGGTTTTTATTAAGATACCAAGAACATTAGTAGATGGTGACACGCGTCAAGAGCTCATGGAAAATGCACATCGGATGGGCGAACGTATGGCTGGCGAGCTTACTACCATGTATCTACCGCCAAACAAGTTGGAATATGAGAAATCATATGACTCGTTCCTACTCTTGTCAAAGAAACGGTATGCTGGATACAAGTATGAACCAGGCCTACCACCAACATTACAAGTAAAGGGCTTGGAATGTGCGAGGCGGGATTATGCACCAATCACCGTTGAAACGCAAAAGGCGATGTTGAAGGCATTGGTGCAAGATCAAAATCGTGATGAGGCGATTCGTATTGTGGATGAAACTGTACAAGGGTTGTTTACAAACAAAATACCGTTAGAAAAATTGATTATGAGTAAGAAGTTAAGTCGTCCACCAAGTCAATACAAAAGCAAAGCAGCACATGTCGAATTAACCAAGCGCTTGGAAAAAACCAATCCAGAAATCGCACCAGTATCGGGTGACCGTGTCGAGTATATTATCTACGCAGGCGCCGGTGGCGTATCGGATAGGGCATGTACACCAGATGAGATTAGAAATGGGCAATTAAATATAGATATTAATTATTATCTAACAAAGCAATTGCAGCCACCGCTGCTTCGAATCTTAGAACGCATCGTGGATGAACCAAATGCTTTGTTCAAATGCAGAAGCATTCTGAAACAAGCAGGGGGCGCGTTTCAATCTTGGGCATCTACCAGCAAACGAAAGGCATTGGGATACGTTCCATTAACCGTTAAACGGAAAAAGAAAGAAATCGAACGAGACATAAAATCATTCTTTAAACAATAATACGTCGTCTTTTTAGCATACGCTTATCCACAGTATCCCATGGAATAATTTCAATAGAAGTATCGTCGTATTCCACAAGAACACCGGGAGACGTTGAACAGTTGTCACGTTTCAAACGTTTCTTAGTCTCTTCCATACCAGGCGTATTATCGTCCACCAAACCCAACACGGTTGCGTCGTGTAACTTGCCAGAGAACTCAACACATACCTGACGCCCCGTGTCAAATATGCCTCGGATAAAATGCGATGAGACGCTCAATATCTTCCCCTTACAACTCACGGTATAGACTCCGGCTGACATGTGCAACACCGTACACGGTTCCCAATGGCTCGAACGTGACGGACTGTCTTCGTTTAAAAGCTTAATTTCATACCCATTGCGGGGAATACCAGGTGGAGACTCGGGTGTTAAAGTCTTCAAGTACTCCGTGGCCGCCTCGTAATTGCGTTCAATATTACGCTTCCGGCGGTTCTCAGCATAACGACGCTTAGGCGTCACGGGTGGGGAGCTTAATTCGAATAGTTCAAAATCCATGATGTTTGGGGAGATTAATTCGTCGATGATGCTCTGCAATTCCGAGTGCATGAAACGCTTCATACTTAAAATCTTGACGCGTCTCGACACACATACACTCGCCGAGATGTGTCGAAGCGCGTAGTGAAGATTACTAATAAGGTATAATTGACCATACTCAATACTACGCGGAATGTATATTTCGAATATATAGGTATGTATGGTATTACATGCTGGTGTCGAAAGCGTAGTATATACTGTGACGTTCTGTTGTCAAATGCGATTTGCTTTTTTCATGTTTATGGTCACAGTTGGGCTTACTATTCTCATGTTGGTGACCGAAGAGTACGCCTTGGTAGGCACGCTAGGCAGTGTCTTCATACTAGCGTCTACATGCACTATGGATTGTTATGACAATGAAGAAAAAACAGAGGTAGAAGATCATATGGTCCATATGGTCATTGTCATTGATCCATGTGGATATAGTATAGGTACTAAATGTACATCGTAGGTACTTCTTCTTTATTTGGTTTGAAATGATTCGTAATGGCTTCACGTATATCGGATTCTTTTAATACATGCGTCTGACGCTTGTTCCGCCAACAGCGCTTTGAATACTCCAATTTCGCTTTAAAGGCGATGTTATCCGTATCGCCTCCGGCGTTTTTAAACGGTAGTCGTTTGAATAAATGCGAGCAGTCTTTCTCAACGGTCCATTTGTTTTCTTGTAACTGGCGTAGAAATATCTGGTATAAATCCTCGGTAGTGTATGGATGAATGGTGAAATACCACGTGAAGCGACGTTCTAGGCCTGGATTCGTGCCGAAAAAGTTTACCTCCAGTTGGTCTGCATACCCTGCTATGATGACAATGGTCTTTGATTTTTCTTCTGACATCCACGCGTTTAGTTGGCTCAGCGCTTCTACCCCGTAGTCATCCTTGTCTGAATTGCAAATGCTATATGCCTCGTCGATGAACACCACTTGTCCGGAATACTTTTCAAGCATCTTACGTGTCTTATTTGCTGTATGACCCATGTAAGACCCGACGAAATCCGAACGATGGAGGATATGAAACTCTGTGTCTTCACCAACAGCACCCAATGATGACCATATGTTATATAATATCTCCGCGACGGTCGTTTTACCACATCCAGGTGGCCCGCGGATAACCGTATTCAAAAAATGATTATCCATACTGCCCTTGTTAGCAATTAGAAATTGAATCTGCGACACAACGGATTCTTTCAACTCTTCCATGCCAATCATTTCATCTAAACGTTTCAAATGCTTGTGGAGCTTAGTGTATCGCTTACCACGACGTGTAAAGTACAACATGTCGCTTAAATTACTACTTACTTTACGTTTCTTACATAACATATAAAATATGATATTGAATATTTATAGGCATTGAAACCATATAATGGCTGATGCCATCCAGCAAATGTTATTCAGAGTGGTCTCATACTCTTCGATGATTAACCATTGGTATGCGTATTCAAAAATAATTTTTAATTGAGTACGTGTGAAATACGCACCCGTGCTTTGCATTGATTTGCGTTTGGTACCTAGTGCGATATCATTCATCGTCCGTTGGCATACACATCCCACGAAATGCTTCAGCGGTCTTTTCAAATACATCGGTGGACCAAAAGTTGGTATTGTGTGCGTTTTAAAACGATAGAGAAAGCATTCCTGGCTGATATTGTCCTCCCAACGCCATAGACAATCTTGATGCTCTTCCAGTATTAACATCTCGCGTTTCTTTATTTCATTTTCACTCGGTTCGCGGCGCCATTCGTCTTCTAATTTCTCCAATTCGTACTCGTCTTCGCTAACTTCATATGTATTGTACAGGATTGACATTTTTACGTATTTTTAGACCACTCAATTCGCTTTTTATACTCTCTACCAGCGTAGTCAACAAAGTCCTGAACTTGCGGTATGGTGAGCGACTGGTCTAGCCAGATACCTAAGAGAATGCCAATCAGTAACCAGAACATCTTTATACGAGTTGCTGCTATAAATACTACGCGATATTCATACAACATGCCCAACATCCTCCTACTGGGCGATACCAAAGTGGGAAAAACATCGCTCATGCATCGCGTCTGCACAGATACCTTTTCAGAATCTTATGTGATGACCATTGCCAAGGAATACATGGCCTACAATAATCATATTATACACGACACATCAGGTGCCGACCGGTTTCAACAAATTGCACAATTTTACTACCCATATGCAGACGGTGCCATAATAGTCTTTGATGTTACCAATGAGGAGACCTTTCGGCGCGTCGCGCATTGGAAAAAAGTACTGCTGCGAAAACTAAGGCAGAACATCCCCATACTTATTATAGGGAATAAAACAGACTTGGTGAACACACATATTAGACGGAAGAATATTATGTACGTATCATGTAAAGAGGGAGGTATCGACTTACAACCATTCTTGAACAGACTTACTACACACAAGATACCATACGCATACATACCCGATATCGAAGATGTATGTCCATGCTGTGCTTTTTAAAAGCGTAACTCTCGCGTTCCAGGTACAGGCACCGCCTCGGCTACTGGTAAGTCTTCTGATCCGTCACCCTGCTTAGCATCTACCACGGTGGCAGGAGGAGCACTTGGTACAGGGGTCTTTTTCAAATCCTCGTAACCGCCAATGTAGTACCAATTGGTATCGCGTGTAAATACCTGCGGCACTGTTTCAAAATGAAATGCTTCTAAAAGATCAGCTGGGGCCTTTCGAAGCTGTTTAAGCTCGTTATTTTCGAATACCAAGTAATGACCACTGTCTATATCTACCATCTGTAGATGTTTACAGCAACGCAGCAGTTGGCAGGCTGGTATAGTATGAGGACAGACTTGACGAACATACATAAAAACATTGTCTTTTATGGGATGCTTGATGGGAGTTGCCTCTAGAATGGTTCTAATTAAACTCATTTGAAAACTATAGTCTACCTAATATACTCCCCTATACTCTTATTTTGAAGTTAGGCGGAAATTTTGATATGTACGGCAAAAATCGTCAGTTACATGCAAAGACCATTCTTTACCAAACTGCATCTCTAACCACTTCATGTCAACATATACGTTAGGTATCTGCTCTCGACAACGGTCCCACTCTTCCCCAAATTCCTGGGAATTAAAGCTTACCGTAATATAATGCACCTCGTCTACACAGGAACGAATGCATTTTGCTACGCGTGCGTAGCCACAGTATAGATACAATGACTTGTACTCGGTATGCTTTTTATTTAACGCATACGAGTATACCTCGTGTTTAAAACGACTCATTGGGTTGCCTTCTTTTAAATGAAACAGTAGACTATAACTATCGTCTTCTTTCAAACGACCATACACATAAAAGTCGCCTGTAAAATAATTTCCCATTTCCTATATCTCGTGTGACTTAAATACAGACTTACACACATTACAGTGATTTATTGCATCGTAAATGTCCAATGGAATTGGATAGTCGGGTGGAAGATCGTTTACGTATTCATATTGCTTGTCGCCTTCAATTGCCTTGTCTAATGACACGTATGCGTACAGCATAAACGCAAGGTCGATAGAAACAATACAAATCAAAGACCAAGTGCTTAACTTGGTCAGCGACCATTCCATGCAGAATATCATGTACATACGTAGCATGCGCACATGGAAATAATGCGTCAACGAGTGCTCCAACTTCTTAATGGTAATACGCTTGGCATGTGGTTCGTAGGCGTGAAGCGCGATGAGAAACACACCGGATACCTTGCCTACCACAGTGGCACTGGATACATAACACATGACCACGGTAGCATACATTGGTAAGCTACGTGGCAAGTAAGAGAGCCCATAGGCAATGCCACCAAAGATGAGTAGTAAGAAGAAAGAGTTGTTGTACACATTACGAAAGGCAAAGGATATGATAAGCGCAATTTCTATCGTTTGCTGAATATTTGCCCAGTAGGGTACCGACTTACCATGTGGGCGTCCCATGTAGACCAAACAGGTAGATATCAGGTAAATCAAGGACGAGAAGAAATACGTTGGATACAAACGTGTAAAATAATAACTAATTAACACCATATATGGTATACATGAACCTAGACATAAAATACGATATAACTTGTTCATTATAGATTATCAGGGGCTTTTATACAGTAGCTGTTCTTGTATATTCATCATAGACATTGCCGAAATCAGAACTTAAATACGCCAAGAAAGCATCCCTTTCTCCTTGAGGTATACTTCTGTACGCAGTCTGTAACGCTTCGCTAACGTTTGCATATACTGTTTGTTGATCACGAAATTGCGACAAAATTTGTCCAAAAATTTGCTGAGCATTTTGGTTATGTGATAGTGGAAATGTGTTTCCCTGTTGACTTTGTAAATTGGCTACTTGTTCCAGAAGACTACTGTTTTCAGTTGTAAGACGTGCTGACTCAGACTCAGACTCAGTCTTAAGTTCTTGGATGAAACTGTTCTGGTCAGCTATGGTTCTTCTTAAACCGGCTACTTGATCATTAAGTCTATTATTGGATGTCGCCCCAAGTCGCTCGGTTTGTCTCTGCTTCTCAGCACTTGCTTCAAGTTGTCTTTGTAGCGCCGCAAGTTGCTCGATTTCTCTGTCCTTCCTACGGTTATCACGCATAAGTTCTTGTATCCGTTGGTTCATCTGCATTTCATAACGGGCATTCTGCGCAGTAGCTTCTTCCAATAGTTTTCCTTGGGTTTCAAATGCCTCGACTAATCTTTGATAATCCTCATTAGTTTCAGATTGAGGAGTTTGAGATCCCCAAAGATCCTCTCCAAATAGTAAGTTCTCTCCATCAGGTCTATTTCCAGCCTGTGGTGTTTGAGGTGCCGAAGGTGTTACAGGTTGCTCAAACTGTAGTCTTCTGTTACTTCCTCCACCCTCACCTCCAGCCCCTCGTCTTGGATGTCTCTCAACACGTCTGGTGTATTCTGATTCAGATGTAGGTCTTCTACCTCCTCCACCCTCTGGTTCTTGAGTTCTCTGAACACGTCTGCTGTTTTCTGGTACAGATGTAGCTCTTCTATCTCCTCCACCCCCTGGTGTTTCAGGTTGCAAAGGTGTTTCAGATGGCAAAACACTTCCTGTAGCTCTTCCTGTTCCCCCTGGTGTTTCAGCCCGTTCAATCAATGTTAATAGCTGTGAAGCTCTTGAATTTTCTGAGTCTATTGCTCTACCGGGGGTTCCATCATCAAAAATAAGCTTGATCTCTTGCTTAGTTATCTTACTAATTCTTCCACGTTCGTTACGTCCGTCCGCGTATTTCCTAATAACTATGTCACCTTCTTTCATCTCTTCCCCGCTTTCATACTTAAATACTTTTCTAAATTTACCAGATTCGGTCTTACTAGCAGTAAACTCCTCTCCAACAGGGACTCCAGTTTCATCAAGTTCCCTATATTTTGTCATAAATCCGCCCTTAACATTGTTACTACTTTCTGTGACTACTACCCGTTGGCGCGTGGCAGAATCTTCAGCCACATCGTCTTCAAAAAATTTGACCATCTGTACATGATCCATACCTATATGTTTAATAAATTCATCCGGCCCAGCGGCTTTTCGTGCTTGTGTGTATGCCTCTTTAAACGCATTATCATATTCCTCATCCACAGGAAAATCCGTGTTGAATTGTGCATTGTACTGTGCTACAGTCATGTACTTTGCATGTGGCTTCTTATGGTACGCAAAATATTCTTCCATACTATATAACCACATGGTGCTATTTATACGTAGAAATAATAGAATGTGTGATGTATATGTACTAGGAGATACAAAGGTAGGCAAAAGCTCGTTCATAGAACGTGTTCTATATGATACCTTTAGTTTGTACTACACGCCTACACGTTCGTGTGAAATGCATGAACCGTTGGATATTGCTGGCAAAGTGTATCGGTTTGTGGAAATACCTAAAGGATACGTACCACGGAAACAAGTGCATGTCGATATTGTCCTGCTTATGCACGACCCAGCACGTGTTGAAACCTACGATGCCTTGTACGAGATCTGGGATAACTTTGTATACCATATAATCCCCAGTATGTACACAGTCTACATTGTTTCACAGTCGGGTCAAACACATGCGGAAATTGATAATTGCAGCAAGCATGGTTTTGCACAGTTGATGTATATGCTATCACTGCTTTAAGCACGAACATGACGCTTGATTTGAAAAAAAAGTACTATATAAGATTGTTGTTGGTTCATATAATGTCGGCATTGACTCATGAATCAAACACACATCCGCTAGAATCTTTTTTTGGACCGTATCAAGGCACGCATGAAACGCTTCGTGCAGATGATGCTCTTGCGCACGAGACCTACAACTTACCTGATTCGTATATTGGAAAGAATAAGTTTCTTGAGTCTATTTTGGACTGGAAAATACGCAAGGAGGATGAATTCTACACGCGTGACCTATTGCCTTGGGAATTTACCGATGACCTTCACATAGCATGGGAGATTTTCAGTTTCAATCGTACCTTAATTGACCTTGAACCTCATCAAGGTGTTCCAAGGTACGTATCAGCGCAAAGCGAGCGTCACACGGACAACCTTTTAAGAAGAGGCTTGGCATTCATCATCGAGCATGGTTTTTACAAGACACAGCGTGGGAAACGTCATTTCGCCTTGAATTTGCAGCAGATCAGTGACGCGGTACATGTTACCTGTTACTTTGGTGTTATTCATGCAATGTTGGGTGGTAATAACTTTTACAAAGAATGGCAACGTAAATTTGGCCGTCAAGTCAAACGTGTGGATGATTTGATGAGTCGAGAAAAACACCGCTGGGCAATTGTTCAAAAGGAAGAGAATGGCTTGTACCTACTGGATGCGGAATTAAAGCACGAGATGAAACGTGAAGGCGTAGTGCCTAATATCTGGGTATGGCCTGATAAAATGGGAATTTATGCCAACATGGTGGGTGAACACAACATGGACTACCATAAGCGTGGTGAACTCGCAAATCAAAACCGAGAAAAAGGTGACCAGAAAGGTACATTCCGTGGACTACCTGTATTTGAAGCACAGTCATTTGACGTAGACTTTACGGGGGAACCTATTGATTTACTCATACGTGAACAACAATGCGGTGAATACTTTTATATGGAGAATAAGCACGGTAGAACTGAGAATACATATATGTCCGACATTATCATATACAGTGCAGATTCTGATAAATTTGAACGCATTACTTGGGATGAGGCATCGGATGCCGCTGAGCTTACAGAGCGTGGCGCGAATGGCGATCAAAACAATTCAATGCAATCTGATGAATGGACGCGAAAGCTTGGATACGACGCGATTGTTCGAAATGTTGTGAACGCACAAGGTCAAGTAACTGATAAAGAAGTAGTAAACCTTTTATGTGGCTCACAAAAAGAGGAATTGCGTCTAAGGGGAACTGTTACAAGAACGGGCAACGGTGAAGATAATTATATTGAACGCTTGTACCGACAATCTCAAGCGCTTCCTGCTGGCCAATATTACGAACGTATATTACCACTCAGTCCGAATTATATGTTTGCCGATAATGGACGTCCTGCTATTATTGGAGTACACCATAATAGCTACGACATCATGTTGTTCCGTCCATCGCAAACGTATCGCATGGCGTCAGCTATACTAGCAAAAGGTGGTAGTGATACAGGCAGCTGCTATCACGGCCACCATGACTTCCAGTTAAGTGACGATATCATTAGAAAAGTTCACGTCGGCCACTATACGTTTTACAGTAAAGCTGTAGTTAAACGACCAAAAAACTACATAATCGTCGAGAATATTTTTTCACAAGGCTACGTAGATGGTGAAGGCATTACGTTTCCTACTGAAAAGCGAGGGAACCGGGTGGAAGATTTCTTTACAAGTGTTCAAGAAGGCAGTGGAAGGCCTGACTTAATTGCATTTAAAGTACCTCGTGGTACTAACCGGCACTTGAAAAACGTGGTGGATATCACTGGACGCTTTGATTCCGGTATTTACGACCAATTGAAAACTCATCAAGATCAGTCACAGGAACATTTTCCACGTTCTAATATTGTGTACAATGCAATGAACGCGTTCGATATTGACATGTACCGTGAATCACCAGATGATGAATACTTGCAACGTATCAAACGTGTGAATACTGTATGTTGGCGTGGCATGCAATTAGATAGCAACCGAAAGATTACGCAATTAAATACAGGCCATTGGGGTGAGCAAATTTATCCTGGGGTTCGCAAGGTACGTGAGGGAGAGATGTCTTTCATGAAGGATATGCAATGGGCTAAGGCGATGTCGTTTGTACCAAGTACTAATGTTGCTCAAGAAGACGTGGTCGCACGCGACTTGGATTATTAACGTATAATACGTATAAATATGGTAGTGTATATTAAAAATGATTTGTACCTTATGTAATGAACCTATGGTGACTTCGGGCAATGTGCGTCCTAATATGGCAACCTTTCACTGTGCGCATTCGTTTCACGTGACTTGTCTCTTATCCTATAGTAAGGAGAAACATACTACAATGTGTCCATCATGTGTTCCAAGCAACATTAGTTTGTATGCGAATTTTGGCGAAGACCGCTTGCATGCTATGCAGACCATTGTGGATCAACGGCGCAAAGCAGTCAAAGTAGAAACAGGATGGGGATGGTTTAAAGAAAGTCCGTTAAAAAGTAAAATACGTAGTGGTACATCCTTATCCGACCTTCGTTTATCGGGGTACATACCCGAGCATTTGGAGGAGCAAGATATCCGTTGGAAATCATTGACCGCGTACAAGCTAGACGATTTGTATGATTTTGGTATCCGTTGGACACATATGCTAAACATGGGCTTCACGGCACAGGATTTCAAGACGTTTGAAGATAGGCATTACAGCAAGTGGGACATTACTGCGTCAAAAATGCTCCAGACAAGCATGACTATTCGCGACTTGGTCTCGTTGAAAATACCACTCTATCGTTTGCATGAAATGAAATTCACGTGGGATGATTTGACACGTATTGGTGGAAACTGTGAAAGTTTGCGGTCTCTGACGGATAGCATGGCGGATTTGAAAACCTACTTTGCACCGACCAACTGGGAAACCATGGGCTTTACACAAGAAAACATTAAGAAATACAAATGGGAACCTATTGAACAGGTACGTCAACGTCGTGTCATCACCGCCGGTGGTATAGTATTTTAATCACCTTGTACGTAGACCATAAGAATGTGATTAAAATAGGTAATGTTGTGATCAGAGAGCTGTATTCGTAGTCTTGTGTTTCTTCCACACTTACATGAGACATTTTATAGTATCGTGAGGCCCTATATACTAACAAAACGCGTCGTCACTTGAGGCCTGTTGTAGTAATACGCGACGCATAGGTGAAAAAGACAGGTGAGGTAAAAAAGACTGCCTATATGTGAAGAATATTGTATAGACGCAATAAGAGCAAGTAGGGTGAATACCCCCATAATAATATTGCCTATGAGAGTGTACCGCGTGAGTTGATCTTTCTCGGCACATATCTTTAGTGTGTGTGAATGTGTAAAAGTAACGGGGACACATTCCTTACATTCTTTACAGTGTACGTAAGACTGTTGCGTCATACATTCGCATCTATCGCAAAATTGCATCGGTTTCTGTCGGACAGGTTTTAGCCGTAAAACTATGTAGACATATTGATGCATGAGTATAAACACGATTAGGGTAAATGCCGACAGATTGTCAATGATACTAGTGTATAGAATAGTCGTTATAATAGAGTAAATAGTAAATGCGATATGCATATATAACAACCGTGTACCTTTATATATTACTCGGATGTTGAAGGCGTTTCCACCGTTCCAACAGGCCTGTTTTAATGACGGACAATTTCAGAGGCACAGTAGCATTCCGTATCCATGGTTTATGACATGATTGGCATAGGTATATGGTGATATTCGCATTGTTTTCATCCAATACGGTGATAGTATCCCATGTTTCATTGCCACGGACTGCCTTGCACCATTCACATGCAATGGTGCTGTATAGTTTTCCATGTTGCATGCATGTACCACAATATAAAATACCATCGTGATAATGTTGGAAATCCAATGTCATGAAATTTGCACAAGAGGTGCAAATGGTATACAGTGTATCATAAAACTGCAAGACACGGCCTAACAGTTGAATACTTGTAAGTGGTGTCTGTGCACAACGTTTGTTTCGAATGTCTTTTCGTTCTTCCTTAGCACATCGTTTCAAATACCTAGCATGGTTTTCATTGGCATCGTTCAAATACGCGCTCTCCGTTTGGTAATGGTGACGCTTTTTACCATCCGCCTTATCACACCGTTTGCCACAGTATGCTTGCATCGTTTCATCGTCGATTAGTATTTTGGAATGTCCATATGCATACAGATTCGTAATCTTGCAGCCAAACATAGTGACAAACGATTTGAATGTCTTGCAATGTAGACATACTAATGACTCTTGTGCATAGTCCGGTACGGTATCGGTTTGATACTTTCGTTGCAAGGCGGTACGCTGTGCGATGTATATATGTGCTGGTAGTGTGAATATCCGTACGTTTTGTTTCCGATCGAATGCCTCTGCAATGTCGCGTATGATTTCAAATTCATAGCGACTCAATGTCTGAAGTAGTGGTTTTAAGGAAACCTTTGACCCATCGTCGGTGTAAGTATTCTGTACGGTACTTAATGCTTTGATGGTCTTCTTTCCCACATTAAAATATTCCAACCATTCAAAATTCATCTCCCCATTGTGCCGGATGGCCATGGTGTACAGTAGTTCCCTATATTCATGTGGAACAACTGCACGACAGTTTTTCACATGTGCTATGTCGTCTAATTTTTCACACTCGTTGATGATTTGCTTGGCCAAGGTATGCTTGCTAGGTCTATACAAATGATGTATCTGTTGCTTGTTCATGACAATGAGCATTTGTTCGACGCCTGTAAAACGCAATGGATCTCGAGGATCAAAGTGTTTGCATTCACGTACTTTGTTCATCGCACTGGATACACAGTCTTCGAAATTATCCCAATTGTAACGGTCTTTAATTTCCGCGTATATGGATGGTATCTTGCGTACGGCGAAAATCAAGAACTCTTTAATGACATAGAACAACAGCTGCTGGTGATCTTGCATCATAAATTGTAACATCATCGGTTTATTCATGGTGTTAAACGCCCTTATGATATGTATTCGATGTTCTAAGCGTGTACGGTATGTGCATGTTTTGTACAGCCCCAAGATGGAACACTTAAGGCATCCAATAACAAACTGGTAGACGTCATCATGTTTCCGGCAGTAGTTGGATATGATTTCACGTAGGTTACGTATCGTGCAACGTTGTGGCAATGCTTTACTAATCAGATGTACGATCGGATTTGTTTTGCTCTTTGCATCTGAAAAGAAAGAGCATTGTACTACATGGTTTAGTACATCAGGCAACATGCCTTCATGAAACAGCGTGGTATCGAATAGCTTGATATCTGGCTGTAACTTGATTGGCGCACCGTCACCATAATCTGTGAGTAGCGCGTCATCGTCTGGTGGATTGTGGAGCATATGGTTTAATAATGGTATGTGCATGTCTTGGTACAAGGTTAAATTGTATTTCGTTTTCGCAGATAACTCATGTGTCTGGAGGATCTCGTTAACGGTATGTAGTATTTTGCATACTGTCAGGTAGATTGAATGTCCGTCCTTGGTGATATTCAATGGATTCCATGATATGTGTTCTTTATCGATGCTATGAACCCGGTCTACAAAGTTACCGGTGAATAGCCATTCGTGTGATGTGGAAGCAAATATTGGATAGAGTAAGGTATGTAAATCCTCTACCCATGGATAGATGCACCTTGTCATTGCTTCATTTGTCAAGGTGCCTTCTCGAAAAAAGGATACGCCATGCGCCATTGCTCATAGTATCGCTTACCATCCTTTTTAACTAGGCGGTATGCGCTTAATTTATGCAGTACAATTGGCGCAATGAGTCCATCGTATGAATGCCTTGATGAACACACAGTGTCACCAATACAATACTCGCCCTCCACGCCGACTATATTGCGATAGTGTTGTAAGACAGCGTCTTCTGACATGGACTTGCCTTCTGCACGTGTATGGAAATATGCACGACAAATATCATTGCGAGTACATAGCAGACATAACCCGATATCTTGCTTGTATTTACCTGTTCGGTTGTATTCTTCTTCTTCTTCTGGTAACAAGTACTCACGTACTATGAATGCATGTTCGCTATCCACACGTGTACCTTCACAGTCTGCGCCTTTTAGACACTGCCGTTCTTTACCGGTTGGTTCGCATAGGTAACGTTCTTCGTGTTTCCTACTAACCGCTGGTATATCTGCGCGCATTTTCTCCAAGTTATTCATTTGATGGATATCAAACGTGTCCGTTGCTGGCTTTTGTAAAAAGAGCCGTAACCATGGAAAATCCCATGGTCGTAGATGGTTGGAAGTAACTGGTTTCAGTTCATTCTTGGAGGCAAAGAAGTTGGTTTCCGCTTCAATGCATTCTGCTGAAATATTTTCAATGTCTTCAACGGCCCTGACCGTTGGAAACTCTTTGATTGACACGTGTTTCGGTACAGTATTCACGGTAAACGATGGCTTTTGACGTTTCGCCTGGCGTCCACGTTGACGCTTGCGTTGTTTCTTTTTCTGTTCACGACTTGCATATTCTTCAGCCGAGTCAGAATCGCTTTCTTTTTTTACGTTGGTTTCCTTTTTCGCGCGAATTTTATTATGAAAAGCAGTGTCAAATGAATCTTTTATCGTAATAGACATTTTTATACGAGTAGCTGGTATTTATAATACCTTTACGTATAAATACCCTGGTCAGGTGTTTAAATGAACAAGGAGTTACGGATATCCACTGAGAAGTTAAAGTACTTTAATTACTGTTACCACAAGTCTGTGATATTGCATGTATGCACGCATATGATCACATCACAGTTGCTTAGTAACGGCATTGAGTTTCAGCGCAATCATAAAACGGTTGACTTGCCAGCCGTTGAGGAAGAAAAAATAGAACAAGTATACCTTCCGCTATGTAAAGATATTGTGGACGCGGTGTTAACGTATGGATTTGTGACCATAATTGTAGAAGATGGCCTACCATATGTTATGCCAGTAGGAACCTACACCTTGTTATTTGAAACCACCATGACGGGATACACTTGGAAAGTAGTGAATCCAATCAACAATGAACAAATCACCAACGCGAGAGTATTCTCGCATTTTGGCTTTACACCATTGCCAGATGGAACATTTGTCTCCATACTTAGTAAAGTACTAGACAGGATCATATACCTTAATAAATTACGTCAGACATCGATTTCCATGGAAGAAAACCGAACAGAAAATATCGTTTACTCGGAAATTAAGGAAGTCGCGGATTACAGTAAGAAGGAAGGTGTTGACTATGATTTCTATGCTGACTGCGATGCAGGTGAGATGCGTGAGGATATGAAGTTTGTACGCAATACCACGTCAGTTAGTGAATACAAGAAACAAATGGAGCTTTACGACCAGTACTTGGGGAAAAGCCATGCGACTAAGGCTACAAATGGCTTGGACAATGTCATACCATTACCAAATGGGCATGCGTTAAAAGCACCACCAATGAATACTGGGCGTACGGATTTAGTGGCTATTCACAAGTCTATTGAAGAAGAGATTTGTGCAGCGATTGGTATTCCACGTTCAATGGTTATCACGGATGGTGGAGGTCTTGGGCATTCTAGTGATACACAAGGGACGCATGAAACCTTTATGTATACTATTATGTGGTGGAAAAAGAAGATTGGTACAGTGTTAACAGCATTGTATAATGAAATAAATTGTAGTAATATTACAAAAGGTATAGACTTTACAAAAGAAGAAGATTTGCACGAAACCAAGGCTAAATACCTATATCAAGTATACTTTCCAGTTACACCATACGTATGCAACGAACAGCTACGCCTGTTATATGAGCAGGGTGTCATCGCTTGGGAAACGTATGCCAAGTATGCTTTACTAAACGTTTCTCTACCAATGGAATTAATGCAACCAAAAGCACCGGTGAATGACAAGTACTATTTTACAGAAATACCTGAAACTGACGAGAAAAAACGCAAGCGTGTGAACACTTAATCGTGCATTTTACGGTCATAGGATTCTAGAATCGAATAGTCTACCTTTTGAATGTAATGTTTACCCTTGTATTGCGACAAGCCAACATACACAATGCCCGGTACACCATGTAGTTTCAATTCACATTGCTTTTCACCTCTGGCGTCTGGTGTTTGGTTCAACGCATTATCCAGTGCCTTTGCAGACAATTCCAAGCACGAATTCTGTGACATATGCCCCATACGGTTCACATTCACACGAATGGTCAAATTGTTTTCCTTCATAAGCGGTAGCATATCTTCGACAGACATCTTTCGCCCATATAAATCCGCTGTTTGATACAAACGGTTATTCTGCTTCATGCTGACGATAGTAGGGTTCTCTTCAAACAAATCCGCGCCTTTTTTCTTCAATTCCGCCAGGGTTTGTGTTTGTTTAGCAATGCTTGCACTTGTCATACGACTAATAGTCGATGTTGGAACAGGTACTACATCCAAGCCAATACTGATTTTTGATTCTTTAGAAGGTGGGGGTAGCGGGTTTTTCATACGTATGAAACTCATATAGTTAAAAGTACATTATATATATACTTTACAAAAATTAAATCGTCGAGTTAATATTTACTTAATAAATAAAAAATACTATAAAGAGGAGACCATACACCATAAATGAACACAAGCGACTTAAGTAAACGTTATCCAAAGGGGATTCCTGAAAAGCTTACGAAATACATTGCACAGTTTGAATCCTTAAAGAAAGAGAAGGGTATTATTAGCATACGCCTGATGGCAAACTTTGGTAAGGATATCGAACAGTCTTTGCGTTATAAAACAGATATCTTTAGAGGCCTTGTAGTGGAAACTACCTCGGATTATGTACTTGGTGAGCGTGACAGGATGTGGTTTCATCCACAGGTATACACCACGAGGAAATTCGCGAAAACATCCGAATACGAAAGCGATGTGAGCGAGTTTAATGCTAATGTAGGCCTCTACTCGGCACACGAGTTTGATGACATTGGGGGACATTCTAAGACTTCGTACGTCATTGCCGATGACTATGCGCAAGACGTCACCAGTAAATGCGTAGACCGGTGGATGACTGCTAGTATGCAAATGAAAGATATCTACAATGACATGCACTTTGGAAAAATAGACGGAGAAAATCTACAAGCACACTCGCGTAACAAAGTCAACACGCTAGTCACTGCCAAAGGGGAAGAACATGTCTACAACGTGTTGTACAAAGGAAATTCTTCCTACATGTTCTATAATTACACTATTAAACCAGATAAACTAGCCTTGGTACACATATCACCACTCATGGGCTATGCGCATATACCTACCAGAGAATTTGCCGTTGCTGCGGATCTCATGTCTTCGGAGGAGTTTATGGATATTAAGGAATTTACTGAACAGCAGAGGAAACGTGCATACGTAGACTGTGATTGGAAAGGAAAAAACATTGTCAATACCTTTATTATGCGTAAACCGATTGATAATTACAAAGCCTTCTTAACACAACCGACACGGTACATGATGGAAAAAGGCCACTTTTCAGCAAATCCAATTGTGGATCAATTACCACCGCATTTGATATTGTTTCTAACGCCAAATATGGCCAACGTGCCACCACAACGCTTGAGTAGGTTGCATACGCATATCAAACAAGATGTTTTTAAAATCACCGCGTCGGAATCTTTGATAAGCGATTTATTTAGTAACCATTGGAAAAAACTCATTTCTAAGAAATATTTGCAGGATGATAACCTAGTGTTGCCTAGGGAGCTGGTTACCGATTTCTTTGGCGAATAGACTCGAAACCAGCAGTTATACTAGGTCCATAAAGTACGCTATCTATCGACTGTTTAAATGGTATCTGTTTATTACGCCAGTAATTTAACACACGGCGTTTTTCAAAATTTAAGCGCAAATAAGTCTTATCCATAGAGTAACGCTTATCTGATAGTAAACTAGACGTACGTATACAAAGAGCGACTAGGCGAGCATACATAGGATCCTCCATCAACTCTTCTATACTTGCATAGGCCATATGAGACCATCTTTGTGTGATGGCAATATGCGCTTCTTCCATATGGCCGTAGATACGGATAAACTTATCCTCCAGCGTTGTACCTCCTATGAAGATGGTATCTACGTTTTCGTTTAAAAACCCCGCTACCTTGTGGGCGAAACGCTCATGTTTAGGATCTTGTCCTACAGGTACCTCATTTGTCTCAGACGGGCGGGGTTGCTCGTCCAAGTTACGTATCCTTGTAAACATTTTCAATATCATGTATTTAATTTATAGTACAAAAGTTTGCTTAAAAGAAGAATTATCGAATATATAATGTACGGATATTTATACTAAATGAGTAAAATCAACCATAAGCAAATTATTCAAGAAGCAGTCGCAGAATCCACGGAACAAGTTAGTCACGAAGATTCATCCATTGGTGCTACGCATGTGCGCCGTGTAGTCGTGTCATGGACAGGTAATACGGAAGACTTGAAGACAGGTGCCAATATACCTATTAACAATGCTGTGGACCTGTTTAAACCACAGTATGATATTGAAAAGTTAGATGAACAGACAAAAACGGCGATGAAAAAGCTAGACTTTAGTAAAGGTATTGTCACAGGTATTACCATGAAATCAGTCTACTCGAATGTAGATGACTCGATTACTATGGGGCTTAACTTGTATGAGAACGAACCCCAAATTGTGAATAAGGAAGGTCATTTGTATGTTCCACAGAAGTCTGATTTGGGCATCACGCATTCTGCGTCTAGCGAAGGGTATGTAAATCTAGCCAACGTATTGCCCTATGAAAAGGGGCGCCCGGATACCAAATTATATAGTCCTGAAAACCTATTGTCCAATCGATACATTGAACAGTACGGTGGATATACGCTTGAAAAACTCTGGGAAAATATCGTGCCCTTCCCCAACAATGATTACTATTATGTCGGTAAGAATCATATCATCCTTAAGGTTATTAACCGTAACTGGGAGATGTTAGGTATGAATATGGAAGCAGAAAAGACACGAGAAGGGGAGTTCCTTAAAGTTAGTAAAGAAGTGGTGACCAATGTTATCGACCAGTTGTATGAACAGGTGATTAAACAGATTCCTTATACTAAGTTTGAGAACTTGCAAGCACGTTTGCACAGTAATGCGCCCACGGAAACGGATGATGCGCGCGTCGTAGCGGAATTGTTGGTCGAATACAAATACCCTATGATGCAAGATAATTAACTTACTTATATATATTATTTGATATACCCATAGGACGCGTAATACCTGCCATCAAAAACTCATAATTAATACGATTCACAGCTACCTTTCGTTTCTCTGGTGGTAATGCATTTACCATGCTAGCCAATGCTTTCGCCTGTTCCTTTGGTTCCTTTGGTTCCTTGCCTGACATTTTCTTGAAAACAATGCTGCTTTTATACTACCTGTTTTTGCAGGTCTAGCATTGGGATAGCAAGGAACGTAGTCGCTTATATTCGCCTGTGGCCAAATACTAGTGTAGTACATTTGCTGTGTTCATATATTTTCTAAAAATCGTGTTTTTTTTCTCTCAAAAATTTTTTTTTTTTTTTCAGACAGGGCCTCTCGAAAAAAAAAATTTTAAAAACACAAAAAAAAACACGATTTTTAGAAAATATATGAACACAGCAAATGTACTACACTAGTATTAGAGAATATGGACATATAGAGGACTACGTTCCCTGCTAACCCCATGCTAGAATCTCAAGCGCAGTGCATTATACACTTGAATGGCACCCTCGTCCAATACATGGAATGCTCAATCGATATTTTGAGTAACTCATACAGTATGTCTATTATTTATATTCGCCATATCTAATTCAACGCAGATAAGAAAGTTACAATGTTTCACACTATCGACGACAGCAAAGAGGCACTGGGTAACTTCTATCATGTATTTTGCTTCGCCTGTTTACCATTTCTAATTATTTCGATCATTCTCTTTAATATCTTCCGGATAGGCGCGGTATTCACATGTATTTGCCTGGTGCATTCAATACCATGGGCTGGTGGGGTCATCTGGAAAATTGTTAGTATGCATATACTCTATCACATGGACAACGCATACTGGCCAGTAGTTTACGACTGGTGTGTGGACGTATACGATGAAACCGTTCAAATATTCAAACACTTCGAGACAGGCTTCAAATTAACACGCGCGTTAGGCAATATGTGTTCTGCGTGTATGATGCACATCATCATCGTAGGCATAGCATTGGTCATTTCCTTCGCACTACGTGAAGCAAGCGGTATACCAATGGCTATTTGGGCGGTAGGTGTTTTGATCTGCCTGGAACCATGGTATAGGAAAGTATCGTCCGGAATGGAAACCAAAACGCATGACCTGTACTATGCATGGTTGGTATATAAGGGAACAAAATGATTGTATATGCTCTCAATACTAAAGACCACGCCGCAGAGTACGTTTAAGATAGCGTTGGATATTACTTATGAGGATATCCTCCACGCGGTGGCTACGAAAAATACGAATAGGTTTTTACAAGGTATTATAAGTACATGTAAAGCATATCCCGATACTGTAGTATTTGTTATTTACAAGTATGGAGAGAATAGTGTAGTTATGGTGTATGGTGAAGAGCCGACCGCCATGATAATGGATGGCCACCGTTTGACGGACAAATTACCAGCCGAAGAAGGGTGTTTATATGTCTGGTGTCATAAGTTAGAATCTTAACTGTCGAGGCCCCCTTTCCTCGCTTGAAGCCGTTTCTTTCTTGTCGTTTTCAATGTCCTGGGTTTTCTTATAGTAATCGCCAAAAGTAAACGCAAATTTTGAACCATTGAAATCGAATTTGTCTAAGTTGCTATCAAATGTTGCATAATTGTTTTCGTCTAAATCTGTCTCTTCATCCGACAATACTTCAAATCCATTCAATCTAAAAGCGGTGTCGAACACTTGGAACTTTTGCAACACATCACGTTTAGAGTATCCACTTACATGTGCCATTCCGTTATATAAAAACTGACCCCGTACGTTTATAAATTGCAATAATGCATGCATGGCATATGCATACGTTCTAATAAGTACGTCAAGAATGTAGGGGGCAGGTATATCGGGCACGCCCGGAATATCAATATGACTGCCGTCTTCATTAAACCCGTGAATACTAATGCGGGGTTCAGTATCCCATAATTCAGTATCCCATGCATCCCCGGGAAGTAGTGGTTTTATGACCCCTGGAAAATATTGTTCACGACCGTGGTGGATGCTGACGAAGTTCATCTCAACATACTCAAGTTGTTCAGTTCGAACTTCAAGAACTATTTTATAACCGTCATCATCCGTGTATACGTATTTTGGTTTCTCTATTACATCCCCCTCGCCACCCCGGTCATCTTTGTATCGACCTGGTATTAATTTCCACCGGAAACCAGGAATTTGTGGCAAGCGCATTATTTGGTGTTTACTAGTTGGTGCCATTTAGTGAACTATAAATATTATATATACTACACACTACTGTTAGGTAAAAGATGGTACCCGTTCATAATATACGATGTAACTACTATGGCTAGTAATACTGCTAAACAGACAGCGCATGAAATCGACGCGGTTGCCAAAGACCATGGTAGACAAGTGTTATCTTTTTCCATTTGCAGCATAGACTAGTGTCTTTATAGTTTATTTTTTTTCAAGTACCACATGAGCTGGATGATGGCATCGGCAATGTCGTCTTTCTTACGTATGCCGGTAGGTAATAATGACTGCACCAGACGCACAGAATCTGCCTTGTTCTTCTTGTAATTACTATTGCTTATCTTGAAATACTTACGCACAGCAAGTGGAGAAACTGGTACACTAATCTCCCAGTAGAAACAACGCCATGCACATGCTAACATCTTCATCCGCGCTTGGATTTGGTTCTCGATAAGAAGTATATCAATATTATCAAACATTGGACTCTTAGTAAACTCGTATGCCATGTACGGATAATCCGTACGTTTATCACGTGGTACCAATGTGAATAAATCTTGTGTGCCGTAAGTTAACTTGCCATTTTCCCATAATGCATAGCCACAGTTCCTAGTTCCAGGATCAATTGACAAGATCTTCATAGTACCTCTTACGAATATCTTCTAATGAACCGGACGGATGAAATACGTCTTTTACACGTAAGCGTATTGGTTTTCGCTTGGGTAAACACGTTGAATACCAACCGAATAACCATGGGAACACGATTGGTATGTTATGTCGAGCAACTTGTACACGCCATGATCTGGCAGGCATGGGCCACAATGTGTAGTGTGTGCTTGAAATGACTGGTAGCAAGGGGACTCGAAATTTGAACATCCCATAGCGCCGTGTATAGTATTCTTTAACCTCGTGGAGTACAATTTCTGGTGTCCCTCCTGGTACCAGTATAACGGACGATGTTTTCAATGCTTGCGATATATGATAATGTGTGGCTGGTATACATCCTATTTTTGAAATAATATAGCCAAACAATGGAATGTAAAACAAGATGGGTGCAACGGCAAACCATGTAGTGGCCTGCGGTTGCAAATGAATACCTAGTAGTGGCCCCAGGCAAAAAATACCATGCGGATGGCATGTGACAAGTACTTTGTCTGGTACATTCACGCTATCTATGTGATAAAACCACTTTTCAAATGGCAAGGATGCCAGTAACCGGCGGATGGTGGAGGTCCTCTCGTACTTGATAAGCATGCTTTGAACAATACCACCACATACCATGAGAAACGCAAAGGGCATCCCTAATAGACATAGGATGGTTAGTATGGGGATGGTACATACCCATAGAAACAAGAGTACGATGGATATGAGGATATACAGCATATAGTGCAGTATATAAATCAATATATACTTGTTGAATGCAAGCTACCCGTTGGCGTAGTATTTTAATGGGTGATGTGAATGACTTGCGTTCGCGTTTGTTGGCATCGCCTGACATAGAAGCCTTGCCATTGGATGAAATTGAACGCGATATTGCACGGACCTTTCCCGACAAGTGGTTTAAAGAACATCATGATAGAATCCGCAATGTGTTACTATGGTACGCGTGGACCCATCCAGGGCTGTCTTACTGCCAAGCGTTTTCATTCTTAGCATTTAGCTTGTATAAAATGTATCATATGGACGATCCACGGCATTCGATGGTAGATACCTATTATAGTATGCATACGTTAATCTCACTCGTGCGTCCAATGTTTCCGTTAAACAGTCAAGATATAAAACCTGCGGAGTTTACTCGAGCGTTTCAGTCTTTGGTGCATATTAACCTGTTAGTCGTTGACCATGTCTTGGCAGAAAGGGTATTTCAACATGATATCGTACAGTTTTACGTACTAAGCGGGGTTCCTACTTTATTCACGAATTGGTTTTCTGTGGAAGAAGGCCATCAAATTATTGACTTTATATTGGATGAACGGAAGGAACGTATGTTTAGCAATATTGTGAATTTCGTGAGCGCCTTTATTCTCGCGTATAGGGAGATATATATGCATTTCACCACCGAGAACTTAATGCTGTATGTACGTCAGAAGAATGTGTTCCAGGTACCTAAAATCATCGCTGTCGCTAGATGCATTGATACATAAAATACGGTATACTTTACATAAATTAAAACTTTCATGTATATAAGGAACCAGGTGTCTACCAAATGGACACCCGTATGAATCTAAATTTTTTAACAGATCGTAGACAGGTCTCTAATCTTCTGTCAAGTGCTGTATCATTATACAGTGGGTATGTATGCCTTCGTTATTCGTATAATTTTATGAGCTCCGGTGGTTTGAACTACTCGCTAGCTTCTGTATTATGCTTATTCGCATTGCCTTTACTGTTTGGTAAAATTCTAGTCAATGTCGAATTATTTAGTATGATTAGTAATGGCGAAGAGGAAAACCAAGAAAAAGGAGGACGTATGCGACATACGCTTGGTACGACTATGTTAACTATAAGCGGGTTACTATTAGGTATTAACGACAAGAGTGATTATTTCGACGGTGTTTTAACATTGTACATATTGGCTGCCTTAGATAGATTGTTTAACTTATCCTTGTCTGTCAAGAATTGGACCGATATCCTCAATTCTGAAGAAGACGAGAAATTCTACAAGTCTAAAACCGTCATGGGAATTTTCATCCTATTAGCGGCCGCTACTGTTATCAGTCTTGGTGATTTTGCGAGCAACGGACATTACGCAGATGACTCTACCGAATATGGTGTTGCTCTTGCAGGTATTGTTTTAGTAGCGGTTCATTTTGTTGTTATGTTCTTCGTAGTGCTAGATACTATTTTACCTCAAATTATTGCTGTTAATAGACGACCAATCGTTAGAACGCTTGTCGCCGGTTCACATCTCTCTTTGCTGGCCATTCATGTTGGTCATTTAGCTGCTTCACATAACGAGAACGGCTGGATGGCAGTTGCTCTATCCGCGCTGGTTTTTGTCGACATCTTAGGACGGCATGACGGCAAGGCAGTGGCTTAGAATATACCATATTTAATACCTTTACTAAACATAGTTTCTTCATCTGACTTGTCTTCCTCGTACGTTTTCTCATCTCGTCCCGCCTTGCGTATCAAGTAACGCTCCTTATCAAGGCGCTTACGCATGAGCTTGCCTTTCAATTTTTTCATCTTTTTTTCAATCGCCTTTTTCGTCATTTTGCGGTTGTTCTTGTCGTAAACTTGTCCCGGCATGGTTAATTCGCGTTATTTTTCGTTTCTGCGTTCTTTTACACTTAAATTTTGCAAATGCATTTGCTTCATATACAGTACTACGTGCTGTGAACTCTCTACCAAGTACCTTGTCGTGTTTCATGGTGTTGGCCCGTGTTTTTAACGAATGGCAGTTAGGACATAGTGCTTGTAGGTTGGAATATTCATCCAGGCCACCGTCACGCAATTCAATGATATGGTCAATTTCAAATGTCGGTGGCAATAACATGTCACAGCATGCACACCGATATTCCGTCCGGTAAGCGACTTCTATCCGATGTGTTGTTGAATAGGAACGCTTACTAGGTATTGGTATACTTTGTGCGTATTGTTTGTTATACCATTTCAAAAATAAAATGACTGATTCCAGTGTAATATGCGTTTCATCGTAATTTAATTTTTTTCGAGTACTAGATTCCATCTCATGGAATAACCAAAAGGTATCCCTACCTAATAATACTTCTAAATCATTTCTTAACATATACTAGTCAATATTATACTATTTATATTATTCCTTCTCGGTATTTGTTCGTTTTTTACGCGCAGTCCTTGGTTTAGGAGCGCTTTCCATTTGAATATCTGGCGCGGCTTCAACTGGCGCGGCTACTTGTGCTGGTTGACCTGCGGCTTCAACTGGCGCGGCTACTTGTGCTGGTTGACCAAAGGCTCCAGGCGCGGCTACTGGTGCTCGTCTCAAGCGACGTCTGGTAAAGTAGTTTCGTAGACCATTAAATATTCTTTCTACACCATCAATTATTCCTCTTGGACCGTACTCGGCTACGTCGTCTTCTCCTTGTATATCTTGTTGAATGTTGTTCTGTTCAATAAATTCTTGAATTTCCGGCCCACGCCTCGTCGTTTCTCGTAATAGAACCCCTATAGGTATAGATTCCAACCCGTTTGGAAATTCGTGCCCAATATTAATACCCATTTCAAAGCGTTCATCTGGACGTGCATGTGAGTAGGCCTTGCCTACAATACATCTCTTAACTAACTCTTCGTTACGTAACAGAGCCCTGTAGTTATCTGTCAGTGGCCTGACTACCAGGCGTCTTTTTTCACGTGGTATACCTTTGTCTGATGTAAAACGGCGGTTAAACGGATCGCTTTGAATGTCCATAACTAGCGTTTGTCCCGGATAAATAATGTCATTTGACTCGTTAATCATGGTAACAACACCCGCAACTTGTGCAACACTTCCTTGTTGTTCATAGCCTTGTTGATCAGGCCTGTACTCGGTCAATGCAACGCCAATAAAGTAAAGGTCTTCTAAAATCTTCCTCCTACATTGGTTTTCATCCATACCTCCAATATTAGGATATCCATTCAAGCTTGAAAAGACATGCGAATGCGCATCCACCATTTTGTTTTCCCTCTTCGTAACAAGCAATTCTTGTTCTTTAATGTCATAGCATTCATCTGATCGCGCAACTGGAAACAGGTTATTTACATTCCTATTATTTCGTGAGTCCGCCATGTGCTTAAAATCGAACTTGACATTGATATTGAACCCTGGCCCCGCGATACGTTTTGGTCGTCTGTTGAAGTTCATATTATACAGTAAATTGCGTCAATATATAGATACATTTTTTAGTTAGGTACTACATTAAAAGAATTTCGATGTGCGGCAGCAGGATGTAGTCGTCTTGGATGCGTAACGCCCGTTTAATTTGACCATCTGATGGAAGCCTAGAAATGCCATGCGAAACAATCCCCAATGGTATGTATTGTTTCATTCCATCTTCACTTCGGAATACTCTTTCTTCACCGTTGACAACACCAAACACTTGGTAACAGGAGTCGCTATTGTACGCTATATCCGGCTTTTGAATACCACTAGGCGTATAGTGTGTGACACCTTTAACTTTAGCATAGACCAGACCGACACGGTCACCGCGTTTCACCTTACCAAAAATATTGGCTATCATAGAACGTCCCCATACATCGCAGTTATACAACTTGGTCAATAAGGATGTATCCGCCATCATATCGTTACGTACTACCCCAAAGAAGTTGTACTTGGATGATAGATCTTTACCTGGATTGGCACGCCCGTCATGTACTCCATATACACTAGGAATTTCATTATCTAACCCCTTTGGCAAATTCTCGTACCCGATGTTAAGCGGTAGTCTGCTTTCACGCAAAGAAGCAAAATGATTCATCGTTGGAATATCAAGCACGTCATTCATCCGATTGTTGCTAGAATTTTCCCTAACAAAAAGCACGGAACCTACCATGTATTTTTTCTCGTACTTGTCCATCCATGGCCGTATAATAATTGGCAAGGATGTCGTCACATTGGTTTGTTGTGAAATCTGCGAGTTATGCAAGGTAGGATTCATTAAATCCTGCATGCCTGGTGGCCCATGTCTACCCGCACTTGGGCCCGATTGGTATGCAGTTACACTAGAAACACCTGTATGTGGTCGGCCAGGATACGTTATCATTTAATGGTACATGTAATGGTATATATAGTGTGTTTTTCACATTTAATTAAATTCATATGGTTTAATACTAGCTGCGTTGGCTTTTGACTTTTTAACCGCTAGGCTGTTATAGTACTTTAGCAATTCTAATTTGTGCTTGGACAGTTTCTGCCATTGGTCAATTTCTTTTAGCAAGAGGCGTTTAGTATTGCCGGATTGTACGGCCATTTGGTGTTCCTGCATCAGGCGTTGCATTTCATTGACCACTAGGATTTCTTTCGACACAACCATGTGTGTATTCATGCGGTGTTTTTCGTAATGTGTCCGAATAATATCTATGGTAATACCAGGTACTGCTAAACCCTGGCGTTGTAGAGGCTCCTTAATTTCATGCTCAAAGAGTTGATACTGAATACGATAGATTTCTTCAGACGATACTTTGCCAGTTAAGGTTTCTTCAATGTCATTCATCTTTTGAATACACGAGGCGTCTCCACCACTGTGTGCACATATCGGACAGTCTTCTGTACTCACCTCCATCACGGGGCATGGTTCATCCATCTCGCATTCTTCTAATAATTCCATATGGATATAGTAAGAGATGCTTATATAGTTATAAATCATCTATTTCGTAAAATCCCTCTATAATACGTTCGTTATTCACCTCCTCGACTTGGAATATCTCGTCCAACAGGCTAGTAAAGTCCATGGTCTCGTAGCATTTTCCATGACACTTGTCACGTATTATGGTACACCAGGTGATGAATGCATCCTCCATGGTACCTGTATTGTAGACTGTGCCTTTGTAAAAGACACCATATTCACCGTACCTATACAAGACCAGTGGTACCATTGAACGTTCAATACCATCCATGTGTTTCCATTGTTGATTCTCTTCAACTACAAAGTATTTCATCCAGTCTACGTTGTACACGTTCTTAAAATGTGAAGATATCATATGCATGTGCACAATATCACATACTGGTAGAAACTCGATGATTTCTTCGTATTCACTGTACATGACTAACTTTTGCAGGTAATTAATGTACCCTGATGGCCATCTTGCATACATACTAGTAAATGACGACACTGTATCACCCAACTCATCATGAGCGGATATCTCCTTGTCACCATACAAGATATGACTGTTCCATATTGTTTTCAAAATATCATCACGGAAGCGTCTGGTTACAAAATGCTTGGTTTCCTTCTTAATCCATGTGTCAAAAATATGCGGTGGTGTTTCCATGTGGTCTATTGGCCATCGTAAAAACTGACGCATCGTTTGATGAAACCAATAAAAACGTGACAAGCCAATCATCATACCTGTTTCCGTTAAACGTACATGTTCACCCATTTCCATGGTATAAGCGGACACGTTCAACACTTCTCTCGAATGTCCATACAAGGTATACTTGGCACATACACGCCACATGACTTCCAATAGGCCAGTTAGTTCTCGACATGGTTTTAAAGTTTTCCATTTCAATGAGATAATGTCCATCATGCTTATGAAGGTTGAAAAATCCCACTCGCCTGGTTCTTTATCAAACACGCGTAGACTATGCTGTTTGATGTAGTCATCGTCCAGCACAAATGGCGCATCGCGGTACTCAATATCGATAAGCGATAGTATAATAATCCATACAAACATACTTTGTGTCCATCCTATCAAACACCCAGGGATGGGCACGTACATATCATGGTAATTACGAACCAAGTAGTCGGTACATTTGTTACGTAGAGTACGTACGTCTTGCTTCTCGTACTGCATTTCATGGAGATTGATAGACAGGATCATGTCATACACGTCTATCATGTACAACATGCTGTCTGTATGCGTATCGCCAATTTTAATCGCCAGCGCCTCTTCCATGGTGTGTACCCTATATACTGACTTGTACGATGTTTTAAACATATCTTTTATAGTATTTATATAGTTATATAGTCCTCTGAATGGGGGACTTGAAATCGTATAGAAAGAACAAGCTTATCGTGGGTAGACCATATCCACATAAAGAAAAGCCATGGTTAGCCGGCTTCGTGTACGCCATTCGATTAGATAATCAATATGTAAAGATTGGTAAAACAGACGTGCCTGAGAGACGTATTGAGAAGGTAATATCAGATATAGATGGTGAGACATATTACGTTGATAACGGGGAATACTTTACGTTAGAGGTACAACGGCCATGCGAAGTCTGGTATTGGAATACTCCTATCACAAAAGCGATAGAAGACAGTGTTAAGAGTGTATGTGATCAATTTAGAGAATTTCCAGATATACGCGGACAGCAAGGCACTCTCTACACGGAAATATTCAAAGTCGACTGGAATAAGTTTTTAAATATTGTAAGGGACATTGTCCTGATGGAATATCTTAAAATTAAATACATCCGTCAAGACAGAGATGTACAACATGACCTGGAATCCTTGTTTGGACGACCCTACCCTAATATAAACATAGATCATATATCCGACGCCAAATACACGGTCTTCAAGCTAAAGCTTTGAGTAAATACAAACACTTGTTCTTTGACATAAAAAGTACCTTTGCACTGCACACTGCCTTGGTATTTAACGTGCTGGTCATAGATAATGCATGACATCTTTATCTGGATAACAGCAGGATGCGTGTAGGCATGTAATGTTACTGCATAGGATGGTGAATAGGGCAAGTGTTCCATCATCATATTGCCTAGTGTTTGATTCATGTATTTAAAGTAAGTGTGAGCATACTTGCAATCAAGTAAGCGTTCGATAGCTACTTTTTGATTGGGCAATACTTCGTTATTTAGGTACATTGGTATGCGTTCGCAGTCGAGTATAAATTGTTTATCTATGGATACAAGACCTTTACCTATTACCCACATCATATGTACTTGCAACTGTTTTTTATATACCTAATATCCCATTTCAATGTAACGGTCATTATTCGTATGATACAAGGCGCACGGCCCTTTCGCATTTCAACGGATAAAATTCATCCACTTGAAACACCCAAATTACTGATGCGGTACCGTTACATGCGATTACTATTTATACTACTGGCGAGTTTTAATTCATACTATGCACCTTTAAATATACTGTACTTATTCTATTGGCTATTTGCGGTATGCTGGTGGGAAGAATTCTACAACTTGCGTTTCAAACGGGCCATTCTTGCAAGCAGTTTAGCCGCTAAAGTCAGTGTTGCATTGATTATTATCTATGGAAACCTATGCTATATCCCCATTGTATTGTGGGGTGTGTATATTACATACTTGTCCACATGGTTCGAATGGGGCTTAGAAACATAGAGGTATTTGGTCCATATTACGTACACACGATGAAGTCGTCACATCTTCAAGTAAATTGTACAGTTCTTGTGGATGCATGGAAACAAAGGTTGTTTCCGGTACGATTTTTGCGGCTTTTAATGCTGCCAAGCATATTTCGCTACAAAACCACCGCGGCGAGTAGCCAAACCATGTCGGCCAATTGGGGGTTATGTTTAAATAAGCGTTTACCGGCTGCAAGAAATAACCTAAATGATTAAAGCGTTCTCCCCGGTGTGCTTCGCAAAACGCCAGTACTTGATTATACTGACGTGCTGAAACGTCTAAACTTCTAAAGGACCATTGCTTTCGCGAAAAGCGTTTCTTGGTGAGGAAGACAGTACCGTTGTAATGGATACTACACGCACGTCCAGAGACAATTTCATCCTTTTCATGATTGTCTGGAAAGAATAGTTCAACATGTATCTTAGGGTTGCGCTCGGTAGATGGTGCTAGGCGTGCAGCCATCGCGTTTAACCAATGACGCTCCATGATTTCTGGATCGTTCTCCAAAAAACACGCATACAAGATAGGCATTTACATAACAAGTATTAAGTATTTATACTTTATTATTCAGTATCCGATGCGCTAGAATCATAATATGCTCACGCGTAATCGGTAGAATCTTCACTATCGCTTACACTCTCGTAATCGGAATATCGACTATCAACGTCGGTATCGTCATCGGCTTGGTATAGACTCCCCCTTCTGTTATACCCATCATGCAGCATATATGCAAGTCTAATAGATGAATTGCTGAACTTTCTTTTTATAGCTTGCTCTAGACTCCCCCTTCCTTTATACCCATCATGCAGCTTATATGCAAGTCTAATAGATGAATTGCTGAACTTTCTTTTTATAGCTTGGTCTAGACTCCCCCTTCCTTTATACCCATCATGCAGCTTATATGCAAGTCTAATAGATGAATTGCTGAACTTTCTTTTTATAGCTTGCTCTAGACTCCCCATTGGACTATACCCATCATGCAGCTTATATGCAAGTCTAATAGATGAATTGCTGAACTTTCTTTTTATAGCTTGCGCTAGACTCCCCATTGTTTTATATCCATCATGCAGCTTATATGCAAGTCTAATAGATGAATTGCTGAACTTTCTTTTTATAGCTTGCGCTAGACTCCCCATTGGACTATACCCATCATGCAGCTTATATGCAAGTCTAATAGATGAATTGCTGAACTTTCTTTTTATAGCTTGCTCTAGACTCCCCATTGGACTATACTCAAAATCACTATCAATAGGAGAATCACTATATTCATTCGTAGATGACCCGTCAGAATCACTTTCAGAATATTCACTATATTCATTCGTAGATGACCCGTCAGAATCACTTTCAGGGTTCAGTTTCTTATACTCGTCCTCACACGCTTTAATATACTCGCGTGTAAAACCTCGACAGGTAAGTACATATTCCGCGTATTCTTCATCAGTATACTTTCTCCACATGGATTCACCCAAGGCGCTTACTTTGTTCTTCGCAAATTTTCTAGCATATTGAGGTATGTCCTGTTTATTTATGAACCCTTCACTTACCTGAAAGATATACTGGTGATTCCTTACAGAGAAGTGTCTAGGCATAGTACCCATCGTTAGTGTAAGTAGCAGTGTCTCACACTCGCGTTCAACGTCTTTTACTATTTCATTTTGACGCCTAGCGACTTCCGCTTTAATCTCTTCCTTCTTACGCTTACCACTGATTATCATCGCATCGTGTAAGTCCTTATGTATATTGGTCTTATTAGTGTAGGTAAGAATATCATCGTCACCATATGCTTTATATGTCGCCATTGGGAGAATGCGCTCGGGGGTTTCTTCTTCGCTTTCTTCTTCGCTTTCTTCTTCGCTTTCTTCGCTTACTTCGCTTTCTTCCTCCGCGATTCTATCATATTGCTTCTTTAGTTCAGCTAGATACCCCAGAGTGTTATCATACGGACCCCCTTTCTGATATCCGTGGTTTTTTCGTATATACTTTTTAAGTTCTTCTAGTTTGTCTTCACCTTCTACTGCCCTAATAGCTTTTCGCAAGATTTCATCATCAGTCATTGAATCAAGAATATCATCATCATCAGTCACATTCGGCATTTTATGATATACGATGGTGCATATATAATGGTTTTTATTTGTTTACAAGTATAAAAGAATTAGGCCTACTAGTAGGATGTGTAAGCGCAAGCTACCTGACGTTGAGAATATGTACAAGGCATTGAAACGCCCAGGGAAACCGTATCATTGGATACTGATGGTGTGTCTACTCGTCTGTTTACTGACCTGGTGCATTACCGATTTCAAGCATGGTATTCATTACATAGAACCAAATACTCGTCATTTTACACGCAAGTCGGTCTTTATCTCAGGTGTCGAGTACGAAGACGAAGAATACCGCTCTTTGAAGAACGAATTAGCATGGGAAATGAATTACGCTTGTGAGAAAACCTTGAACGATGTTATTTTTGCGTTTCAATTTGAACACGATCATAATAATCGCTCCTTTGCTGATCACATCTTTGCGCTTTGTAAGACTCATAGGGTGTTTGGTAATGGGCAAATTATTCATCAACATGGACAAATAACATGCAATGAAGAATACGCAGAGGTCTACAAACATAAGACACGTGCCGCGTCTGTCACCATAAAGGGCATTAATATCGACACGTGGCAACTCACCGAGTACGAATCGTCGACGCCAGAAGAAGCATGCATGATTCAACACGCTATAGACATGTTGAATGGTCTATGGTAGTATAAATATCCATTTAGACATAGTATATGGATGATAACATTGAGGATATGACGCGAATCTTTTTTAAATTACATATCTGCGCGGTCTGTGAGAGGTACTATACTGAAATAGACAACGTGGGTGCACATACATGTAGGTATCATCCAGGTGAATACGATAGTTTTAATGACATGTACACTTGTTGTTCGGAAAAACGCCGGTATTGTAGTACCGATTATCATCGTTACATGAGTTTTACACCAGATAAACCTCAGCCGTATCGGGATTTTTCAGAAGGGTGTACACCATGCGACTGTCGGTCAATTTACTATAATCCGTTGCCATATGAAGATGTGGATGTCAAAAAATATGCACCAATGCTTATCTTTATGAAAGACGTTGCCAGTCGTGATGGGTATAATGAGAGGGAGCTAACATTAGAAAGAGTGAAATCTAAAGATGCGCGAACGACTTCTTCATAATGTCATTCGTATACTCTTTGGTACGCTTATCATGCAATACATGCAATACGAATACACCACACAATAGTAGAAGGAACAAGTATCCTCTATTAATTCGATTCAATGGTATACAGGTATGTACATCGTCTACCCACCAGTACGTGAGTGTGCCTGTCAAGAGTTGTATGATCATTTCAGCTGCCCAAAAGTAGAATTTGTTAGACGGAACACTATCAGAAACCATAAGACAGGCCATTTGCTTGTACCAAGTATTATATGAATGGTATACTTTGTATATGGCATTTCCTAGGATTAGAATAGGTAGTATTACTTGAAAGGTGTGACAGTCATGATAATCAAAGGCCACTAGTATCCACACGAGTATGGGAATATGGAACCTTTGTATGAATAGTACATAGATATTTGGCGTATTCATTTTTAAAGTCCTACTTATATATATATAGTTATACTAAATGTGCACGGCAGTATTCGGTCATGTTTTCCAGATTATTGTAGTCCTGATTATACTGACACTCATACCTCTAATAGCCTATTTAGCAGTGGGGTGGTCAATGGCTCAGTATTTTATAACGGGTATAGCATTGGGCTTCGGCATCGCCTTACAGCCATTATTTCATCATATGATTAACGGAATAATATTTCATCTGGTGAGGATGGATACTGAGGATTCAGTTACGATTGATAAATATACTGGCGAAATCTGCCGCGTAGGCTTAATTCACACGTTTCTTAAACAGTCTGATGGAAATATAGTGATGATAAGCAATTCCAAATTAGAAGAGCATCCTATCGTGGTGAATAAATGCCCAAGAACCGTGCCTAAAGACCACGCCCCGTCAGAAAGACAACCGTTGATATGGACAATAAGATAATACCTATTTGTAGTGTAGTCACGTCACACATTATACCTACGTACCGTATCTTTAAGTACTCTTAATTGCTTCTTCTAGCTGTTTATTAAATCGAAAGATACCTTCCGTATCCAGTGTTTTTGCATAGTAAAACATACGCATGTCACCATATTCGTAGTTATGTGTTCGATTATATTCCAATGTTAACCCAATGGTTTCTGCCAGGAGTGTGTCTCTTGATAAGAAAGGTTTAGAGCGCCCCATATCATCCGGTGATTTACGCTTCATGATTAATCCATACTTATTAATATAGTCTTCGT